CATCCCCTTCCGCGCCCTGCCGACAAACGCGCCCAGGTCGCTGGGGCATCCCATTGCACGCCAGGATTTCTCGAAGATGCCCGAATACAACGGCCCCTTGTCGTTGTCTGGGTCGCCATCGTCATAGGCGACAATCGCCACTTTCAGGCCGAGGCTGCGGGCGTACCTCGCCAGAGTCTCAATATGTGCATTTTCTGGCGGAGAATTGAGCATTTGTGACACGGCCCCGGCACTGACCCCAAGACGTTCAGCGAGCTCCTTTCGTGAAATGTTCAATTCCTCAATCCTGTCCTCAAGCTGCGCGAAAAAGTCCAGCGAAATGTTATACGCGAAGCTATTTGTGCTCTGCTGTGTCCAGTGCTTCATTACACCTTCCCCTTCCGCTCCGCCCACGCCGCCGCAATCATCTCTCCCTGCTCAATGTCGGGAAGCAAACGCTGGAGCTTATCCGCGTAATGATAGAGCCAATTCCATCCCGAATCTCCATCCCCCGCCTTCCGCCTGAGCACGAGTATCGCCTGCCCGATCAACACGCTGGCGTCCTTTATTTCCGTGTGTTCCATCACCATCCTCCTGTAAACGTGAGTGTGTCCGCCTGAAACGTGATCTTGACCTTCCCTGCAATTCCATCCCGTACCTTCGCCATGATGAACAATCCGCGCATCCCTAACAGTTCGCCTTCCACTTGGGGATCGGGCGGGCGATGCAGCAGCCCTACCACGTCCGCCGACTGCTCGATTTCACCCGTGTTTCGCAAGTCTCCCAGAACCGGCTCTTTCGATAAATCCTTGGCTTCCCGGTTCAACTGGCACAGCGCCAGCACCGGACAGCGCGTCTCCCGCGCCAACAGCCGCAAGCCGGAGGCCGTCTCCGTCACCCGCTCATACTCCGTTCGCCCTGGCCCGCGCACCAGCCCGATGTAATCGACTACGACCAGCCGGACGTTGTGGCGGGCGACGGCGTACCGGGCCTTGTGCTTCAATTCCCGGATGGTCAGCCCCGGCGTGTCGTCAATCCACATCGGCCACGCCTTCACAATCTCCGGGGCCTGTACGATGTTTGACCATACGGGCGGGCTGGCGAAGCGGGGATCGCGCACGTTGCGCGGCTTGGCAATCCCGGAGTGGGAGATACAGCGCAAGGCAATCCGCACCGCTTCCATTTCGACGGAGAACACCAGCACCGGGATTCCCTGTTGAGCTTGGGCGATGGCAACCTGCATCCCGAACGGCGTCTTTCCCACATTCGGCCTAGCGCCTATCACCCAAAACTCGGACTCCCTGATTCCCGTGGTGCCGCAGTCCACGTCCGGCAGCGTGGTGGTCAGACCGATGCAGCCCGCCTCGGGGATGTTGCGCTGCTCCGAGAGCCGGTCAACCGCCTCCGTCATAATCTCGTCAATCTTGCGAATCTCCCCGCCAGTGGTTTGCAGCCGCAGAACGTACTCCTGGATCGACGCAATGACCTCTTTCGACTTGCCCGCCGGATCGCCAGCGGCGGCGTCAATCTTCTCGCTCAGCGCGAGCAGCGCCCTCATCACCGACTTCTCCCGGATTACCCCACACTGGAACGCAACCGACCGGGAACGCGCCACGCCATCCGTCAGACTCTCCAGATACGGCACCCCTCCGCACGCCGTAAGCCGTCCCCGCGCCTGCAGCACGCCGGATACGCCATGAGCGTCAATTGGCTCTCTCCGGTCGCTCAGCGCAACCATGGCGGCGAATATCTCCCGGTTGGACGAGAATAGGAAATCATCGGGCGAGAGCTTGGAACCCGCCTCGAAGATCAGCGCCGGATCGAGCAGAATCTTCCCCAGCAGGGTCGCTTCGTTCTCCGGGCTGGACGGCAACTCGCGGTCGGTCATTGCGAGTTCCTTTCGGCAAACGACTGGCCGGGAGCGGGAGCCTTAAGAACGGGCTTCACCCCTCCGTTCACCGGTGCGGAGTTCTGTGCTTTACTCAGCCAAGCGTTCATAAACCGCTTGATCCCGTTGCGCGTTTTGCGATGCTGCGAGTTTGAGTCAAGCCAAACCAGCATCTTGTTCAGTTCGCCCATTACGCTGATCGCCGGGTAGGCTTTCACATATCTGTCGAACAAGGTTTGGGGAACGCCATATTCTTCCCCGCTTATCAGAGGAAGTTGGAAAACAACGGCTTCCGGCTGAGAGCGATTCTCGCTCGAAGCAAAAGGTTTTGATCTTGATTCGTGTAACGCTGCGGGTACGTCTACGTATAATGGCGTTACATTTTCGTTAGCTTGCGTTACATTTGCGTTACCAGAATGTTTTGCGCGGTGCTTTCGGACACGCTCGCGGATTTGCACTTTCAACTGCTCACGCTTCGCTATCTCTTGATATTTCTTAGCGTTAAGCACAAGCCAGCCCCCAGGAACGCGCTCAACTCGTCGGCCTTCAAACTCCGGGTCGGATGAATCTGGGTCGGGAGCTTCAAAAGTGTCCACTGCCCGCTGTGCATCTTCCACGCTGATATTGGCCCTGCGTGCAAGGTTCTTAGCGGACGCGAAGCCGCAAAACCCGTCCTCGTCCATTGCCGCCAACATGGTGATCCAGGCGATGCGAACGGGGTCTGGTTCCAGCCAAATAGAGGAGTCGAGTATCTTGTCGAAGAGTTTGACGTACATAGCGTTACGGTAACTCCAATCGCGTTACAAGTCAAGCGTTACCGCGCCCCGCCCGGCGGCGCAAGTCAATCGTCCCCCAGCGTCAGCTGCTCCGGCTTCGGCTCGAACAGCGACGGCTGCGCTTCCACGCGGGCGATGCGGTCACGGGCGGCTTGGACATATTCTGGGACTACCTCGAACCCAAGGAAATGTCTCCCCAATTTCTTCGCTGCAATGAGGGTAGAGCCTACGCCAGCGTAGGGGTCAAGAATAGTGAACGACGGCGGCGCTTTGCTCTGTACGATACACCACTCCATCAGGCCGACCGGCTTCTCTGTGGGGTGCTCACGCTCACAAGCAATGGTGTGCCAGATGTCACGATAGCAGTAGACGCCCTGCGTTCCTTGAACCCATGCGACTTCAGCGTCCGAAAGAAAGCATCCGAACGCGGCATCGGATCGCTTAATCCAAACAAGCGTTCCACCAGAATATAAGAGTTCGGGAAAATGGTTGAATCCCCAGAGTACACAGTGATCGAATACAAGAAACGGCGTTGGATCAAACGGACGATTGTCGCCGCAGACTCGCGGAAACGAACGACCTCCAAGCGTGAACCGATTGCCGTCAGTGTTGTAGTCCATGCCGTAGGGAGGATCGGAGACGCAGGCGATGCCGTCTGACGGCAGTGCCTTCGTCAACTCCAAAGCGTCTCCGCACACGACGCTACAGCACTTGTACGGGCCTATCATGCGGTCACAGGTCATGCTGTGCCACCTTTCACTTCGCGCACCAAGTCCATCATCGCCTCCCTTTGGTCAAGCTCATACAGCAGCCCTAGCTTCAACTCTCCGGGGTAGAGTCGCTGACACGCGACGGCCTCCCCGATCTCCCACGCGCACCGCAGAAGCAGCTGAAGCCGGTCAGTCGCATTCGCATTCGCAGAAGCCATCAGGCCGTCCACAGTCCGCGCAGATGTCCTGTCCGAATGTATCTCCACAGTTCTCCTCTAGACCCTTTGGTATCGCCGCGATATGCAGTACGATCAGTGATCTAGGAACCATCTCTTCAATCGCTTTCCGTGCCGTCTCTTCGGTACACGGAGTCATCGCGTAAAGCGCCGCTGGAGAAACCAACCGGGACTTTGCCGGGATAGATGTGCGTTTGACGGTTGATCCAACCGGAAGCGTCACATATTGGTTTTCGTGCAATGTGTGCTCGGGACGTTCCAAAATGTACTCACGCTCCGGTATCTCGGGAGAGTCCACGCGGAAAAGCGCCGCGCCGCCGAAGTATTCCGTGGTTACAAATCCGATTTCGCGCTGATGGCCCATCATCTCCACCACCGCCCAACCTTCAAAATTCGCCTGTGCTTGATTCATAATTATTCTCCTCTATTTTCCATAGGGAATTATATACTTGACTTCCGTTTTGCATTTTAGCGCCTCCAGCCAGACCCAGCGCGGTCGGTTTCACGGACTTCGATTTCAGAAAGGAAAAGTTCGCTCAGGTTGAGACGTAAATACTGGACGATGTTCTCGCAGGTAGGGTTAGACAAACCTTCGATGTCGTTCAGAGTTTGGTGGTCTAGGGCCATAATCACCGGATCGGCAATCGCCTTGACCTCGGCATAGTCGATGATCCAACCTATCTCGTTAACCTCGCCCGTTATCTCAAGACGAATCTGATAGCGGTGGCCGTGCATGTTGTGGCATTTGTGATCGTCGGGGACACGCGGCAACCAGTGAGCGCAGTCGATTGAATACTCAAGGAAGACGTACTGCATGAATACCTCCAAACATCTCGCTTTGTACAACCCGCTCGCGTAGGCCGGTAGATTCCTCCAAATATGCGCAGAGTCCACGATATTGGACTTGATCTCCGCGCATCCATCCCGTTCCGTCCACGCTCTCAGCTCCGGCATCGTAGCAATCCCAGAGACGCCGATAAGTGTTGACTCTGCCGATGTGTACGCGTCGGAATTCGCTACACCACATCGTCATCGTTTCCCACTTCCATTTCGCAGTACCACCAACAAATATCACGCTCGCAGTACTCGGAACGTCTTGCGGGGTCATCCCATCTTGCACAGCAAACGCCAGAGGCCACCCATATTTAGCAGCCTGCGGGGAGTACATCTCCCATCGGCGAAGTGTCCTGATTCGATCCCCAACCACATCGGGAACCAAGCACCAAAGGGGATTCTGGCCACTCAAGAGCGCCCAATCAAGAAGTTCGAACCAGCCGTCTTCTTCCCAATCATCGTCATGGCCGAAAGCCCCGTTATCGAGTCCATAGGGGAGGAATCTTTCAGGACCGCGTTGCGCCCCTGGCGAGTACAGATGGCCGATTTTTCCTTCAAATTTTCCGGCGAGGTAGCCGACTTTAACTCCCGTGTTGTTGGCTACCATCACGAGCAATTTTCTTCTCCTTACGCTTGCGTTTCTTGCTACCTTTTGACTTTGGTTTCGGCCTGTATTTCAGGACCACATCGGTTATCGTGTCCAACACTTCTGGCGCTTCTTTCATGCGGTGAGCCTTTCGTAAGTCAAGTATATAATTCCCCTCGTTTTCATACTCCCTCCGGCGGCTCTGCGTCCTCATTGAGAATGAACGTCTCGAATCCTACCTGCTCGGCGCTCGGCTGCGGTGCCGCCTTGGCCTTGTCCTGCTTCAGTACCGACTTCAGCTTGTCGTTGCCCGTCTGCGCCTGCGGCTCCGGTGCCGCTTCCGGCTGGCTGATGTCCACGTAGTCCGCGTCTACCACGCCTCCAGTCGATAGCGTGAGGTTCTGCAAGCCATCGGCAGCGCGGTACTCCAGGTCGTGCGCCTGCGACATTTCAACTGACTTCGGCATATACTTCATCACCTGAAGCAGCGCCACCTTGCGCCCATACATCTCGCGGTTGTTCTCATTCTGAAGCGCATAGTGCCTGTCTCCCACCTTGTTGTACTGCCGGAGATGCTTCTCCACCTTGGCGCGGCTCCAGACCTCGATTACCGGCCACTGTGCGCCCTTGACCCAGCCCACGGCGTAGACGTAGGTGAAGTCTCCGTTCTCCTCTTCGGCAGGCGTGTGATTCAGTACCGGCGAGGAACCAAGCGTGTACTGGAACTCGTCACCCTCATGCACCGCTCCCGTCCAGACCGAAGCCCGTCCAGCGCGAGAGATTAGGTCAACGTATCCTTGCCACCCGGGGATCAGTTGGCACTTGTTACCGTAGGGCACCAGGTAGCATTGCCCGTTTATTCCCGGCTCCAAGCCAAGCTGAGCGGCCATGATGATCGCGGCCAAGATGCTGGTCTTGTCGCAGTTGAACAGCGCAGGGTTCTTGCTCAGTTCCGTGATCGCTACCCGGCATAGCCGGTCTGCGGTGAGGTGCTTCGGCAGTGCGATTACGATCTGTTTTTTCTGTGATTCCAGTAGCTCGATGATGCTCTTGCGTGCGAGTTGAATTGCGGTGCTGGTCATCTACTCCTCCTCTACGAGATACCAAGTTTCTTTTTCAGGGTGTCTGCCGCACACTGCATCGCGGCGGCGGTGAACTGTGCATCAACATGTTTGGCAAAATCAACCTTGAATAGTTTCACGTTCTCCTCGACCACTTCATCCACGGCCTTAGTAAAAGCGTTGCGATCGCTGGAGTAATTCGTCTTTTTGTATGTCATGTTCTCGGTGATAGACTTGAGGAGTTCCTTGCGAAAACTTGTAGGCTTATCCGTCTCACCCCATCGGCTTACGGGCTTGAACTCAGCGTCCATCAGGCTTCTCGATAGTTTCGGCATCTCGGACTTGAGATATTTGTTTAGACTATCGGTAATCATCACGGAAATGGCATGGTCAATACGCTCACCAATGCCCTTCTTAATTGTCTCGGCAACGCTGTCAATCACCTGTCGCCGCACGCTCTCTTGTAGTGTCTCGGCTCCGCTTTCGTCGCCAAGAATATCGTTTATATCAATTTCGATTTTCATTTACTCATTCTCCTTGAACGTCGCCAGGAATCGGCGGTATCCGTGCGTCTTTTCGGTGAACTTCGTTACCAGTTCAGAGGTAGCTCCAAGATGGGTGGCGATCGCTTCCCAATTGACCTTCGCGCTATCTCTGGTCCGTTTCCAAGAAATTCTCCCCCACTCTCCCTTGATGCCGGCCGCGTCCGCGATGCGTTCCTTTAGCTGGTTGATGTACGCGGATTCGATAGACTCTTGCTCCGTGATGCTCTTGCGAACCTCACGCAGAGACACGGCAATGATATCTGTCTCCTGATCAGAGGCAATCAGAACCTCCGTGTTCTTCGCCCACTTCCGCGCAAGGTACTCGCTGGCCGACTTGCTACCGTCAAGCGGCGGGCACTCGCCGTTGACGACGTGGCGCTTCCACCACGCTTCCGCCTCTGTCTTAATGGTTGCGGCAATCTCAGCGTCCGCGTGAACGATGTACCGCGCGAACTTGCTTCCCCAGAACAGCGCGGCCAGGTCGGCAATGTCCGTCTTGGCAACGATCATCTGCATGTGCAGCTGCAAGGCGTAGTAGATGGGGATATCGTCAGATTCCGGCTCTCCCCACTCGCCTGCGACCGCGCGGCCAATGTTCTTGGCATCCACGGGCCGCAAGTCGCCGCCCGCATGTCTCGCATCCAGGGTTGCCCCGAGCAACATACAATCGGGAGCGGTAATCAGTTTGTAGGGATCGGCGTAGGCCAGCAGGTGCCCCGTCTCTTCTTCGTATCCCCGCAGGATGCCGCGCTCTAGGCGATGGCCCCACTTCATCTGCTCGTTAACTTCCTGCTCGACTCCCTCGTTCCGCTTCTCCAGCCACACGTCAACAGGGCTGCGGAACTTCGAGAGGCCGAGGATCGAGGCAATGTCAGTTCCCGTGATATGCTTCCGGCGCTCCTCAAGCCACGCCGCGCGGCGTTCCTTGTCAGACATTCTCATAATAAACGCAAGTCTCTCTTCGTCGTTCATCGCTATCCCTTTCTTTGCAGTACAACAGTCGCAGGAGGAAGGCTGTTTAACAATTCCCCTTGTAGTTTCATCGTGTAATTCAGGCGCTTTTCCATATCCCCACAGATGATCTCTCCGAATACCCAGAGGATCGCCCGCATCTCACTCTCGTCTTTCGGCAAGTCACCATTGAGCCAGTGAGTAAACGAATCGGCGCTCATCCTGATAGGGTGAATCTCGAATGGAGTTACCCCCGTACCCGATCCATAGCCGACAGCCGGTCGCGTGCCCATCGCTGTTGCCTTCTTCGGCATCATTTCTGCTAAGCGTTGCATAAGAGAACTGCTCATCGCTACCTCTCCAGCGGTTTCCCGCGCTTCATCGCTGACCACGAATACTCGAATTCTCGCCCACACGAAACGCAGCAAATATACATTCGGCACGTCTTACCGTTGCGCGTTGAGCGGGGAAAGGTAAACTCCCGGTGGCGGCATCCGAGCAGGGCGCGGAGTAGGTGTCTCATGGCTCCACTTCCGCCCAAGCATGTATATCGGCCCTGGCAGCCTCAATGATGATTCGCACCTTGCGACCGTCCATTAAATCGACTCCGATCCAGTAATTATTACGAGCCATGCGCTCCAGGTGGAAAGATCTTACCGAGGTAGAAACAATCTCATCCAACGACGGCCCCATCGACCCTATCTTTTCCATCGGCCTTCGTTCGGTGGTCGGCCCGTCGCGGCGGAGAATCAATGAGGTATCGCATTTACACTTTCCTTGGCATTGGCAGATCATTCCGCCTCCTTGATCGCTTCCCGCAGGTCGAGCGCGATGTTGCCCGCCGTCGCCGCCCGCCGCGATCCAATGTCTGCGTCCATAGCGTCGGTTGGGGTGATAGGAAACGGCTCGTGGAGTAGCGAATATCGAGCATACACGCAAAGCACCAGCGCCAACCGCTCCGCATCCCAAGCCGCCTTCTCTGCCGCCGCCTCTAGCGCCTCCGCTCGCGTGGCCCGGTTCAGCCAGGCCGGGGAGTCGGCATCGTGGATTTCGTCAAGAAAGTCGGAAGCGATCTCGATCAAGTCACCTCCGTTAAGCGCGAGGGCAGTTTTCATGTTGATGAAGTTGGCTACCCGCTCGCCGTGTTCCGCTAGTACGCGGCAGGCGTCCACGACGGCGTTCAACTCGGCCTTGCAGTCGCAAGCGTTGTACACGGCCTGCGAGTAACACGTATCGGAGCATACCCAGCCCCAGGGGGTAACCTTTGCGCCGTCCAAGATATCGCCCAAGAGGTAAGCCCCATCGTGGTCGTGCTCGATATGGGTGTTCGTAGCCCAACAGCCGTCTTCTATCATGTCGGCCTGCTCGCCGCAGATAACGCATGTATCCACGCGCTCTGGTTGAGGCTGCAAGTCGGAGCCGGAGTTGAGAGCCTTGTCGTCAGATGCTTCTCTTGCGCTGTCGATATCCATAGCGTTTCTCCTTTCACTCGCTCAGCGCGAGCCAAGCGGCGATTATGATCCACGCGGCCAGTGCTAGCGGGATCGCGTACAGTATGCCCCGGATAGCGCCGCCCACGTTGCAGGCTTCGTCGTCCAGGATGATAGACTCCATCGGCTTCCGGCAGACCGGGGCCGTCCTGTCGGTGTCGGTCATTTCGGCTCCTCCGATTGGATCGCGGGGAAGTACTTGGCGAGAACCTCAGCGCGGCGCATGATGCGCGTATAGCGAAGCGGAGACTCAATCGGATACGCAACCCCCGATGCTACGTCAGTCATTTCCAGAGCCGCGTCGAAGTGCCGTTGTGTTACCGGCGCAGGCTTTAGCCAGACCGGCGTCAGCGCCATCTCGGCCTCGCGCTCCGGCGTCTCATCGTATTCCATAGCGTTATCTCCTTCCCAGGTAAATCAATTCCTCGGGATGGCACGGTACATCGAACTTCGTGCCGTCGAATGTAACATGGACGTATTGATCGTAACTGCGCTTGCGGGCAATGGTTCCAGACTTCGTGCCATTCTTAGTGGTGACACGATGGCCGGGGACAGGATTCACTCCGTAGCACGACTTGACGTAAGCATAAGGCTCCAGCCTCGGCCTAGATGTCTTGCGCGGGAACAGCGCGTCGTAAACGGACAGCAGGTTAGGGTCAGAGTCGGTCATTTCGCCCTCCGCGCCGCAAGCCGAGATTCGGCTCCCGCACGCCGCTCCTGCATGTGTTTCTTGCGGGCCTCGACGGCTCCGACAGGGATTACCCACTCCCCGTCACGCTTGACCGCGCCCCGCAGCTTCCCGCTCCAGAGTAGGTCTCTCAGGTAGTTACATCCGATGCCGAGAGCGTTGCAGGCTTCGGCGGTGGTCATGTTCTTGGTCATGTAGCCTCCGTTCAACTCTTGGTGTACACTAACTAATGATATCCTGTCAAGAGCGAAGTTGGGAAAGTTTTGCACAGGCCGATTTCTCTTGACTAACATATAGTACCGTGCTTGAATGTGTGCATGTCGCGTAAACTACCGAAGGGGATGAAGAACAATGTGCCGGTGACGCTGTACTACCGGCCTGCGGAACACGATGAATTACTCAAGCTGGCGAACGGGACTCCGCTCGCCACATTCTGCCGCGCTACCCTGGACGCGGCGCTGGCGGCAAGGAAGGGCGGCGGCAAATGACGCTACTTCGTACATGGAGGGCAGCGTAATGGCGAGATGGAATATCGGGAAGAAAAACGGTTTCTGGAAGGGCGTGTCCGTGGAGGACCAGGCGGCGGCCGACGAGCGTATCCCGCTGCTACTCCAGACCCCGGCGGCGGTGCGGTTTGTGAGCTGCGAGCCACTGCTGGCGCCGGTGGACCTGACGTGGATCGCTGATCCCAATGAGGGCACGGATGGCGTGATTGATGCGCTTCGGGGGCAGAACTGGATTCTTCGCCTCGACAAGGACTACTCGGCCCCATGCCCTATCGACAGCCGCGAGTACACCGGGCAGCACTACACAAAGCTCGACTGGGTGATTACCGGAGGCGAATCTGGCCCCGGCGCGCGGCCGTGCGACGTGGACTGGATTCGCGCCATCGTCCAGCAGTGCAAGGCGGCGGGCGTGCCGTGCTTCGTGAAGCAGCTTGGAGCGAATGTCTTTGATTCGAGCCTCACCGCTTCTGGACGTTCTGAGTCAATTACCTATAAGAACAGCAAGGGCGGCGACCCTGCCGAATGGCCGGAAGACCTGCGTATTCGACAGATGCCGGAGGTTACGCGATGACTCTCTTTCGCAAGCTGCTGGACGCGCTCGGCCTCGCGCTCAAGTCGGAGACAGTATCGCTAGAAGCCTATCAGGCGATTGAGCACGCCAACTACAAAGCCGTGTTGCGCGTAGCCACCCTAGAGCACCCCGCCGACGGCGTACCTTTCTGTATCCATTGCCACAAACCATTCCGGCGCAACGAGAAGCGGCACTACCTGACCGGCCTGCACGAGCAATGCCCTACGGACGCGGGTCAGGCGGCGGGCGAAACGAAAGAGGAGGTTTGACATGGCACCGTTGACCGAGGAGCAGATCGAGCGGGCGTATGTGTTGATACGTCCACACACGAGATCGAAGAGATCGTGGAAAAGACAGTCCGATAAAGTTCGGACAGACGTGCGAGAGCTGCTCACCGCTTCCGCACCCCACCTGCAATTCCCGATAGAGCCGCCGACCGAGGCGGAGTTGGAGCAGGCAGTGAAGGACTATTGGATCAATCTTGACGAGGGAGCGAACGATGCGACGCGACACGCCCTCCGTCAGTTCATCGCCCGGCGCAACGCTCCGCCGGAGCCGTCGCTACGAGAGAGGGTAAGGCAGGCGATAAAGGACAAGCAGGTTGAGCGTGCAAAGGCCATCGGACTCGTGGATTACCCCGTCCCAGATGACGTGCTGGACTCCTTTACCGACTCGATCCTGGCCGTGCTGCCGAAGGAGAAGCGATGAGCGACGACACGAAGCCCGCGCCGATGAGCGCGGAGAAATGGATAGAGCCTGTATTGTTGTCGATATTTCGGCAATGCACCGATGTTGTAGGAGAGGATGTTTCCCACGATGTCCTTAAGGCTAGGATCATTCTTACCAAGGCTATTGAAACTCGACTCGCCGCCGTTGAGCAGCGCATTGAGGGACTTGAGTTAGCACTCAGCTCGGCACACGCCGATGCAGCGGTACAGCGGGGAATTGCCGAAGCTGCCGAGCAGCGCGAAGCCAAGCTGCGGGCGGAGTTGATTCTCGCGCAAAACAAAAACGAAAGACTGCTGCAATCAATGGCGTACATATCAAAAGCACTGACTTTGCAAAGTCAGAATTGAGGAGGTAAAAGTGACCAACGTACCAGCTGCCGAGCAGCGCGAAGCCAAGCTGCGGGCGGCCCTGGAGTGGGTGCGCGACCAAATAGAACCGATTCCAGAGAAGCGTCGCCAGGTGTTGAGCGCGATGATACTCAAGAGAGTTAAGGAGGCTTTGCGATGACCGGAGTTGAGCTTATTGCAGCAGAGCGCCATCGCCAGATCGAGGTTGAAGGCTGGACTCCCGCGCACGATGACGAACATGGGAGGGGGCAGCTTTCTTGTGCTGGCGCGTGCTATGCGCGGCTGGCATCCAATCAAGAGACGTATCAGACACGAGCTATTCCAGACCCGCGTCCTCTTACCTGGCCGTGGTCTGCAAAATGGTGGAAGCCGTCCGCCGACCCTATCCGCAACTTGGTTAAGGCGGGAGCACTGATCGCAGCGGAGATCGACCGGCTGCAAAGAAAGGCGCTGAAACTATGATGACCGTACCGGCAGGAATGAAACCGTTCAACCTGGAGGCCGCGAAGACGGGCGCTCCGTGCGTCACCAGGGATGGGCGAAAGGTGGTATTCGTATCAGACCACTACGATGTGAAAGTCCCTGAGATGCTGGTGGAGTTTTGTTATGCAGACCTTAGTAGTGCCAACATCAGGGTAGATGAACGCGGTCGTTTTTACGGAGGATTGTATGCGTCTCCTAAAGACGTGTTTCTCCTCGCCCCCGAGCCGCAGGTCGGACCGCTCGGCCCGGAGCCTCCGGTTAATCAGAAGTTGGCGGAGTTGCTAGAGAAGGCACGTCACTACCCCATGTCTCCCGCCGAAAAGTGGGATCAGCACGTGTCGTTCGTTTACGGAAACGTAGCTATGCACAATCCTGAGATCACGAGAGAGTTGGTGGAAGCTGCTGCCACAGAGTTGTACGGCCCCAGGCCGGAGGAGCCGCCAGCCAAGCCCTACGCGCAGTTTTCGCCAGAGGAGTTACGTCGGATTCAGCAGGCTACCTTAGCGAAAGCGCCGCCCGCTCCGCCCCCGGCCAAGCCGAAGGCAATTCAGATGGTGCTCAATTCTGCCGATGACCTAATCGTGCTCTATGACGACAACTCGTTTTGGAAGCTGGAATATCGCGGATGGCGGCGCATCCCGCCGGGTGAATGATAAGATGACTTTGGGGGATTCGTGCGGCGGCTCGGCGTCGTGCCGACTCAAGCCAAGGGGCGATGCAGTTCCCCCGCCAGTTTTCGCAGCAGCGTGGCCACCATGAAGAACGCAGAAATCAAGGATAAACTACGACGAGCCGCTCGTTACCTACAAGGAAACGACACGCGGTATTTCAGTGATCTAGGAAAATACGAGGCGATTCAGTTCCTCTATCGCCACGCAGATCAGTTCACGGAATAGATTTATGCGGCGGGGGTTTCACCGGAGTCCGATACCGGAATCGCGAGCCGGGGCTTGTAGGGAACGCATCGGACTTTTAGCAGCCGCCCACTTGACGAGAGCGTGATTATCCGCCGCGCAGAGAGGCCCCGGTGATGAGCCGGGGCCTTTTTACCGCCACAGTTTCACATGCCAGCGCCACAGCCGCAGCGATGCGATCAGGGGACAGGCGCGATAGACTTTCAGATGCTCCCGGCCCCGGTAGCGCCAGCCAGTATTGTGAATTTTGAGCGTCATCTTTGACTCATAGTTAAAACTGTGTCAATAATGACACAGTACGGGTGACTTTGCGCGATGCTCTGATCTAAGCGATGGACGCGCGGAGACTCACTAAGCGCTCGGGTGACGCCGGGCGCTTCCACTTTTACTTCACGTCCTGCTCGATCTTGGCTATGGCTGCCTTGGCGGAAGCGCCAAAGGTGTCATAGTCCTTGACGAGCTTCTGGACGGCGGCAATCATCTCGCCATACGTTCCTTTGGCCGTGACTTTGGCGGCAAAGGCTTTCAGTGCCGTAAGCACGGCTTCATCGGCTGCGATATTCAGGCCATCGGACTTGGCTGCGGCCATGATTGCGGCTACCAGGTCATCGGCGGCGAGCAGGTCCGCCCCGCCGTCCTTGATTGCCGCCAGCGCCAGCGCGTCCACATCCTCGAAGACGGAGATGACTTGAGGCAGCAGAACCTTGGCATCGGCGGCAACGTCCTTGGTAACGGTGAGAACCTTCGGCACCCAATGGAACGGCTTGGCAATCTCCTTGCCGAGCCACACTACGCCGTGCGCGATCTTGCTAAACGGGTTTACCATGATGCTCTCCTACTTCGTGTTGGGCACCGTTCCTCCGGTGACGTTGAAGTCCTTGGCCATGAAGCCGAAGATTGCCATAGCGGCGGCCATCGCGTATCCCTTCCAGCCCTTGCTGCCGTCGTAGGTTTGCATCGCCATCAGCACGGCCATAACGATGCCGATGATGGTTGTTTTGTAGTTTGCCATTTCATGCCTCCTTGGGTTTGTCCATCGCCCGCCGCTTTAAGCCCTCGAACGCTGGCGAGCCGTAGCTGTGTTTGCAATAGTAATCATACTGCGATTCGCAGAGCAGGGTAATCAATATGTCCGGCTTCATGGCATCGATGGCGGCGAGGGTCTGGATGCCGAACTTGCCATCGGGAACGGCGCCTACGATGGCCTGTATCTTCTTGGCAAAGCCCTGTCCGGGGTTCACGAGGCAGTCCAGCAGCTTTGCTCCCACGCGGTCGTCTGCAAGCCGGTCCAGCCGGAAGGCCAGCCAGTATTCCTTTTCGTAGATTTCCCGCGCACCGCCGAGAGACAGGTTCGCCACGTCCACGCCGGGATGGTAGCGAGAGGCGATTCCGTAGCGAGTCACGCCGCCCTCGTCCTTCGTCACCTTGCCGGACAGAGTGGGGTCCTCGTGCAGCATCACGTAGCGGAACGCGAACTCAAAGCTGGCCATCTCTCCCCCTACCTATGCACCATCCACGAAGCGAACTGGAGCAGTAACCCGATCACGATGACTATGAGCATCACATCCGCGCGGGTCATAAAGCGTTCCTGCTGCTTGATGAGGGTGTTCAGGTGCGCCTCCAGTACCACTCGCTCCGCCGCGTCAATGTCCAGCAAGTGCTGGAACCGTTCGTTGTAGCGAACGTCGCGCTCCGCCGCAAGCCTTGAGTCAGCCGACATGAGAGCCGTTAAGTGCTCCTTAACCGTTACCGATTCCTCATGCGTCATGGGCGCTTATTCCAAGCGTGGCCGACCCACATCAAGAACGTGACCAGCGTCACCACGGCGGTTGCCATGATACCTAAGACTACCAGCAGAGCCTTCATCGGCTTCCCCCTCACTCTCGGCGGCTTATAGTTCGTGCGCCACCGCAAGCAGTCTGGACTCATCGGCTCTCCTCGTCGTCCAGCTTGATGTGCATCTCAAGATATTCGTCAATATCCTCTGCGCTAATCTCCAACCCGAACGGATCGACTCTACACGCCTTTCGCGCAATCTCCGGGTCAAGCCCCTGCTCGATCAACTCGCGCATGAACTCTGCCGGTGACTTCGCCGGTAGATCATGCTCGCGGCCATTGGGCGTACCATCCACGTCATCCCCTCTACCAGCTCCCCGTCGCGCACACCCCGCCCCCGGCGCAGACGTAGGTGCCGGTGTAGGGGCTGGGACCGTAAACCACCGTGTTCCTGACATCGGATGCAGCGGGCGGCTGGACAGCCATGGTTGCGTGAGAGTCGTTGACGCCGAGCGTGTAGCTGGCATCCTTGGGGCTGAGAATGTAGTTAGTGGCAGCCGCGGGCGTCCAGAAGTAGGGGCCAGTTATTCCCTGACTTTTGAGGCCATTGATAATGTTTCCAGTCACTATAAAGAGACTAGTGGATGAGGATAAAGCGTTGCACCCTGCTGCGGTCACCGTGTTTGACCCTTGGCAAGTCCCGACCGTCGCTGTCGCTCCTGCTTGTAGATACATACCAGTGCTGGTAGCAGCACTCCCCGGAGATACCGTCCCGGTTATAACAAGCGGACCCGTCGAGGAGGAAACTAACCCGTATGCTCCACCAGTTGTCGTCCCGCCTGTGACATTTCCCGCAACGGTTACTGTGCAGGCGGTGTGACTATCGCTGACCGCCTGCCCGCTGCTTGCCGCACTCCCTGTAATGTTTCCGCTGATCGTCCCGCACCCTGTACTTCCGGTGATTGTCAACGTTGTGGTTGTGCCCCCAATAATGTGTGCGTGCAGCGTGACCATCGTCCCAAGGTCTGCCGTTGCGAGAGTGAAGCCACCGCCGTAGGTCACAGTCGAGAGCGTGACCTGCACAGCCGCTCCGCCCATGTCCACGTTGACCGCCAATGACGTGCAGCCGTTTGCGTTGAACGTGTCGCCCGTCGCTTGCGCTCCCCAGACCAGAGCCGTTCCGGTAGCCGTGCAGGTTCCGCTATGTGTCGGCTTCCAAAGCCCCGTCGTATTCACGTTCACACTCGACGAGGTCGCATACCACGTCGTTACCGCTAGCAGCGGCGCGGCGCAGAGAAGCATTGCGAGTAGGATTAGCCGCTTCACGATTTCACCACCGTAATCGTCACCGTCCCGCTGAAGCTGAGCGCCATCGCAGCCACCTGCGTTTCCACGTATGCGTGTAATTGCGACAACAGCATGGAGCGCAGCCACGGATAGGCAGGCACAACCTCGTTCTCGTTTGACACGAACGGCGTTGTCGAGCCAAGGTCATTCGTCTGCGTCACGTTCATCGCGGCAATGTTGATCGCGTTCGCCGATGGCGTTCCTACCCAAGTCAGTTTCATCAGTGTTTCTCCGTCATCACGCAATTAATCGTGGTTGAGGTTCCGTCGGCAACCAGCGTCCAGTTCACCCAGACATTCGCGGCAATGGTGGTAGTCGCGCTCTGCGTTCCTGCCGCCCAGGTGTTCGTTGCCGTGATCGCTGCATTCAGCAGGGGGTTGGCGGCGCTGTCTGCCAAATTGCCGGTGGATGAGCCATTGTTGTCGGAGTAGCATTTCACTCCGGTGATTGTGTAGGTTGCGCCGTACACGTTCAGGCAGCGCCCCGAGAGCGTGTAGGTGCCCACCGTGATGGCCGAGCCGCCGTTGTAGAGTCCCGCCGAGCACGGCACGATATCATTGCCGACCGTCACAACCAGAGCGGTCGGGAAGGCGGTCATATTGGCCGCGCTAAGGGCTGGATTGTTGAGCAGCGTCGGGGCCAGTCCAGCCGCGCCCGTTCCGTGAGAAATGAGAGCTTGGTCGGTTGCTGCCGTGTTGCCCGCGAGCAAAGACGTAGCTCCCGCCGCCGTTTGGTAGGGGATGCCGCCGACCAGCCCGCCTGCGATGTTGGTTGCCGTGGTTGCGGAGGTCGCGCTCCCGGCAGAACTGACAACCAGCGTGTTCGCATCTACCGCAGTCGGAGCTATCGCGCTGCCGCTGGGCTGCCACGCATAGACGAAGGTGTGTCCGGTTGTGGTGGGCGCTACGATATAGCCTGTCGTAGCCGAAGCGCTCTGATAGGGCGCGTAGTCAACTCCCGTGCCCGCAAGGTTGGTAGCAGTCAGAGCGGTGCCGCTGGTGCTCTGGTTGAGCGTGGGGAAGCTGGTCATGTTTGCCGCGCTGATCGTCGGAGCCGTCTGGAAACTGGGAGCGCCCGGACTGCCTGTTGGCGGTCCCGCAAACACCGAGGTTATCGGAGCCGTGGTGGATACGCCCGTGCCGCCGTTCGCGATCGGTAGGATGCCGGTTACGCCCGTAGCGCCGGAACTGGCAAGGTTCGCCGCTACCTGCGCCGCTGCAGGAGTCGAGCACGCCCACGGGTCCGTGTCCAGAGCGCCGCCCGATACGATGGTTTGCCCAGCCGTACAATTACCGCCCGTGAGCCTGTTGCCCGCTACCCATGGCAGCTTCATGTAGTCCGGGTTAAGCGTACCGTTATTCACATTGGAATTGTTGAGGCTTACCGTCACGCTGCTGAACGACACGTCCGCATCGTGAATCACTTTGCCGCCGAATCGGGACAGGTCCGAAGCAATGATCGTCGGCGTATCAATGAAGCCGGTAGCGATTCCGTTGAGGGCGCTGCCGTTGTTGGTAAACACCATGTTGTGACCACTCGTGTTGTCGCCGCAGTAAGCGAATGCGCTCGCGTTGTCATAAAACACGTTGAAATCGAACTTGTTGCCGTAGCTCTCGTGCACCCAGATTCCGCATGTATAGTTGACCAGTTCAAACAGGTTGCCGTTAATCTTGTTACCCAGAGACAGGTACGAAGCGTCGCCGTAGATGACCAGTGGCGCGCCATCGGCGGTGGCGTGTGCACCAGTGTTTCCGCTGCGATTCCAGACCGTGTTGTTCTCGACGGTAATGCCGTTGAACGCGGTATTCGCCACCAGAAGATGCCGAATCTGATCCGCGAAGTTATCGTTCTCAAACGCACCATAGGCGTTGAAGTAGTCGCCCACGGTGCCATCCAGCGGGCGCGTGATGGGGTTGGTCGATCCCGCTACCCACACGTCATCGCAAGGGCTTCCGCCACCCGCGTAGCCGAAGAAAGTGTTGTCGTGAATCTTCATCACGGCGAGCGTGGAGTAGATAAAGGTGCCGCAGCTCGTTCCGCCGTTCTTGATGAGGTTATGGTCAATTTCAACCGTCCCTTGGCCGAGCGCGAGAATCCTGTTTCCAGCATAGCGCAGGTCGAGGGTTGATCCGCCCGTAGGAGTAGCCAGAGCGTCAGCAGAGGCCATCGGGTTTGTGCTGCCGGTGATGCGAACCGGAGTCGCTGCCCAGGGGGTCGAAACCGCCTTCGGGATCACGATCTGCCCATCCGCCCGCAGTGTCTTTCCGGCGTCGATAGCAACGCAACCTCCGCCCGCCGTGTAGAACGTGCCGAGCAGGGTGTTGAGCGTCGTCGTCTCATCGGTGCCGTTTAGCAGGAATCCAAGCGAGGAGGCAGTCGGGCAAACGCTGTTGCCGCTACCACCTGAGGGCACCGCCCCGCCGTCGGTAATCGAAGTTCCGGAGGTATTTCCCATCACTGCCAGATGACCCACCGTCGCGCCAGAGCCGGGGCCGGTCACCACGTTGCTGAGCGATGTAGTCCACGCCGTACATGGCGTTCCCACGCAGACGGCTACTCCGGGCGTTGCAGGATATCCTGCCCCTCCGCCCCCACCAGAGCACCCGCTGTTAGTTAGAAGGCCACCTGTGGTAGTGCAGAGGGGAGCAGTGCTGGACCCAAGAGCCGTGTCGTAAAGGTTTCCTGAAGCGTCTGCGACCTTCGTTACCGACCCGATGTCGTAAGCCGCCGCGTGGACCGTTGCCGCTGGGGTCACACTGCCCGTATAGACATCCGTCACCGTACTGCCGCCAAGCACAACCTCATGGCTTGCAGTGCATAGGGAGTTGTATCCGATGCAGGTAATATCGGTTAGAGCGTCCGAAGCGGAGCGGGCCGAACTTCCAAGAAAGGTTCCATTGGTGGTCGTCGTGTACACGTAACCGGCATCATATCCTAGCGCCGTGTTTCCGTTTCCCGTGGTGATGGCGCTTAGGGCATTGGTTCCCCAGGCGGAGTTATTGCTTCCTGTCGTCGCGTTTAGGCCAGCATTGTATCCGCCAAAGGAGTTATTGCTTCCGCTTGTGTTCGCCCCGCCCGCCTCGAACCCGAGGCCAACATTATTCGTTCCAGAAGTGCTCGTTCGGAAAGACGAGAAGCCGACTGCTGTGTTCCCGCTCACCGTGGTTGGCGTCTGCAAAGCGCCATAACCGACCGCTGTGTTGTAGGAGCCGGTAGTCGTGTTGTTGAGCGCGTAGTCGCCTACCGCTACGTCCTGCGCCCCAGACGTGATAGAAAACGCCGCCTGTTGTCCGAAAGCGTCTATATGTGAGCCGGTCATCCCCATCGTTCCCGTCGCGGCGGTGTAACCGAAGGCTGTAACGGGGCCAACCGTGCTATTGAATCCAGACTGATAGCCGTAAGCCGTGTTTTGACTTCCGGTAGTATTGAAGTAGAGCGAGAAATATCCGTCCGCCGTGTTGTAGGAGCCGGTCGTGTTCCTGACCAGCGCACCGCCGCCGACCGCCGTGTTCTGGTTGCCGGTGGTGGTGGCCTGCATGGCCGTCTCACCCACGGCTGTGTTTCCTCCGCCGGTCGTATCCGCGTAAAGTGCCGCCCATCCAACCGCCGTGTCCGAGCTTCCGGTGGTAAGGTTCCCGAGCGCCTGCCCGCCACCAGCAACCGTGTTATTCACGTCCCAGGACTTGAAGCCCCCGTTAGCGTAGATTCCGCCGAGAGCCGCCAGTAAATCCGTCTGCGTCACGACTGGCGAGGGAAGCACTTCCAGTTTGGCCGCGAACGCCTTTGCCAGCACGTCGTAACCTTCTTTGCGAAGGTGGATTCCGTCCGTCTCCGTGACCACCGCGCCCGCGTTGTGAGCGATATTCGGGTTGCCGCCGTAGCCGCGAACGCAAGTCAGAATCGTGTTCGTAGTCGGCTCATCTGAGGTGACAACCAAGACGTTCTCTGCATTCGTTGTTCCGTCGTCAATGGTGACGATGGCTCCGACTTGCGGGAAGAACACCGATGGGTAGCTAATCAGGATGTTGCAGGTTGAAACCCCGCCCGTTGTGCCCGCCCCGATGGTGTTGGTCAAGGTGCCCATCTGGTTAATAGCACGGAGCGAAGTAGGCGGGATACCGTTCGCCACATCCGAAACGTCTGTTGGCAGGCTCGGATTGTACGCCGCCATGAGCGCCGCGTTGAGATCGACGTACTCGGTTGGATATGCTGCTGCCGTGGCTGCGTTGACGGCATTGATCGTAGTGGAGTTTGAGGTGCCGTTCCACTCGGCCCCGGTGGCGACTCCTACGCATCCAGTCGGATTGTAGAGCGCGTTGCCGCATGCCGCGTTGGTCTTGATGATCGAGCCGATAACGAATATCTGATTGGTTGGCAGGCTTGCGACCATGGCCGCGATGTCCGAAGCGATGGTGGCCGCGCCAGTGGTATAGACGTTGTTTCGGCCAGCAGTGATGATTGGAGCAACGCTCACATAAGGGCTGGTCACGGTGAACGACACGGCTCCCGGAACCGTGGCTCCCGGAGTTAGAGCCGTTGGCGTGAACGTATAGACGTTTCCTGCCGCCACCGTCACCATGACGGGAATGATGGGCGAGGAGTGCAGCACTCCTGGAATCGACATGACGAGGGTGTTGGTTCCGCCCTGATAGATAATCGGCTGCGAACCGGAAGTGAAGGTTCCGACAACGCCCGTACAGGGGAACGACGTGCAGGCAGGGATCGACCCTCCGGTAATGGTAACGCTGGTCGGGCACGCCCCCATCTGAGCGCATATCTGCGTCGAGGTCGTGCCGCCAATGCCGAGATTAGCGACATTCGCACCGGCGAGCTGCTGGAGCGTCACTGGATACGAGCCGCGATCATAGTTGCCTTCGTAGCCCGCCGTCAGAGAATCGCCACGCGCAACCAAGGCTCCGAGGTTGAACGGAGATGCGCTTACATGCCCCGGATCGAATGGGCTTCCGCCACCGCCACCTGCCATCACGTCCGTAATCGTCACTGGCATTGGGTAAGTGTTTGGCGCAATACCCCCACTCAGGACCACGTCATAGGCATCGGTCCCAGAAGCGTACGCGAGGAACTGGCCCGTCGAAGACGCGGTGAACGGGTTGGCGAGAGCGGTTCCGGTAGCGTCCGAATAGATCGTCGCATACGTGGGGGAGCCGGTGAGGAACACGGCAACTTGGCAGGATGGAATGATGCCGTCGAGATAGTTGGTGCTTCGCATCCCCGAAGTTGACGCCTGCACGGCTCCCTGCACGCAGAACTGCACCGGGAGCGCGGCATATTGGGCGTATCCGGCACACGGGAACAAGGCGGCCAGCGAGAAGAAAAGGGCGAGGGCGAAAAGTCGATTCTTCATTCCCTCATTATGCACGCTTGCCCTAAACAAACTCATTGCTTTTATGGAAAGTTGGTGTAGAGTTTGAGTATGAAACTGAAACCGCTTCTCTTCGTAGGAGACTCAATCTCTTCCCATACAGGGCTTGGACGCATCACGCGCGATCTTGCGACCAGAGTCCACGAGCACCTCGGCGACGTGTTCCGCGTGGGCGCGGCGGGATATGGCGGAACCGGAAGCCGCCGCTTTCCGTTCCCTGAGTACCACTTCAACGAGGTGAACAACTGGCTTCTCCCGGAGCTTCCTGCCATCGCCGACGACTTCGCGGAGGGCGAGGAATTGACCGTCATGTTCGTTTGGGACGCTAGCCGCCTCTACTGGCTGGGGATTCCGGCCATGTGCCCCATGCCGCACCTGCGCCAGTTTGCCGAGCGCAAGGACGTGAAGAAGTGGGCGTATTCTGCCGTGGATGCCGAGGGGCCGGGAGGGAAACTTCCCTCCCTGATCGCCGAAACCTACAAGGGCTTCGACCGCGTTCTGGACTACAGCGCGTTCTCTTCCAAGATCACCGGCAACCCAGACCACCTCCCGCATGGAGTGGAAACCCACGTTTTCAAGCCGTACCCCAATCGGGAGTCGCGGGCGAAGCTCGCCGCTCGGGGGTTCACCGGGTTGACGCAAGGCACGTTCCTAATCGGCATCGTGGGAACGAATCAGGCGCGGAAGAATTGGCCGCTCGGTTTCCAGACAGCTAAGATTCTCCTGGACCGTGGCCTGGACGTGAGGGTGTGGGCGCATATCGACTCCGTGGACCGCTACTGGTCCATCGGCGGGCTGGTAGCCGATTACGGCCTTGCAAACCGCGTGGCGGTCACGACTCACCACTTCACCGACAAGGAGATGGCCGAGATGTACTCGGCTTGCGACTGTTGTCTGGGAATCGGACCTGAAGGTTTTGGCTATCCAATCGCCGAATCTCTTGCGTGCGGCGTTCCGGTGGTGTGCGGGAGCTACGGCGGACAGACGGAGTTCGTTCCGAAGGAAATGCAGGTTGACCCCATTGCCTATCACTACGAGGGCGCGTTTTGCTCGAAGCGGCCCGTGCACGACCCTGAGAAGTGGGCCGACAACGTGCAAGTCGTCCATGGTGGCGAAGTGACACTACCCGATCACGTTGACTGGAACGGACCTACGCTCTTACCGGCGTGGCTTGATTGGTTCAGGGAGGGACTATGATCCGACACATCAGGCCGTGGCAGTTGTTTGCTCACCTTGGCAATGATCGCACAGTGCGATACACGATCCCTTCACACAAGGGAGTGGAATCGGAAACGATCATGTCTCTTGAAACCTTGATTCTCATCACGGCGGCGAGAATACGCGGCGTGAAAATAGTCTTAGAGTTTGGCACCGGACTCGGCTACAACGCGATGCATTTAGCGAAGAACCTGGATGATTACGTGATAACGGTTGACAAGGATAGAAAGCCGCGTGTTTTCGACGGTTTTGGATACAGGATACACTCCGTCAAGGCCGACATTTTCAATTTAACTCCGTTCGATCTTGCCTTCTTTCCGGCTGTCGATATGGTCTTCTGCGATGTGAACTACACGCTTGAGACGACCACAAGGGCAACCGAGTTGGCGTTCCTGTGCAATCCGAAGGTGATCGCTTGGCACGATTACGGTCATCCCGACCATCCTCACGTCAAAACTTTGTTGGACGACCTGTCGGAGACGAAGGAACTGGTTCACATCGAGGACTCCTGGACGGTGCTGTGGTTCAAGGAAGGGCTGGAATTATGATTCGGCACGCGGTTATTTCCCTCTTCTACAACACGACTGACGAGCAACTGGAGTTGAGCAAGAAGGCTCTGGATTCCGTACTGGCGCAGGACATCGGCCCGCTTAAGATTTATGCGGTGGACAATGGGAGCACGGTAGAAACTATGTATTGGCTTCACTCCATGCAGGATGTAGCAACCGAACAGGGACATCGGCTTGTGATTTTCCGCCGCGACGATAACTCCTCTCCGGTTCATAACTCTAACGAGATTCTGAGGCTGTTATTCCTTACATATCAGTCCGTTCTCAGCGTTCCGAACGACGTGATTCTACCCCCGAACGCCTACCGGGAGATGCTTTCCTGGCCGCGCGGCTTCGTGAGCGCAACGCCTATCGAGGGTGTCCCGTTGGATCAGGCTCACACGATTCCGCGAGTCGAGAAGTCCCGCGCTATTTCGGAATGCACGCCCATGTGCGTCATGCTAACCCGGAAGTGGGCCTACGATGCGATTGTGGCGAAGGACGGATACTTCTTCGACGAACGATTCGATCACTATTGTTCAGACTGCGACCTAGCCCTACGCATGGCGGCGTGCGGCATCCGTGGCGTGCAACTCGACCTCCCGGTATGGCATTTCCGCTCAGCATCGTGGCGGATGGCCGCGCCTGGAATAGGAAAGTCGATTACCGACAAGGCCGATGGCGACAGAGAAAAGTTCGCCGCCAAGTGGGGCTTCCAAGTGTTCGATCCACGGTACGCCGCGTGTGCGCGGGACATCAATTTCCGAGGATGAGATGCCAATAAACTTTGAATTTCTTGATCGTATTGACGGAGTTTACGTACTTCTTGGATTCCTAAATGCAGACCTTTGTGACGATGAAACTTTGAAAGTTATTGAGTTCTCGTCACGGATTTCCGACATCCTTAAAGGTAGAAAGCTATTAAAGTGCCGGTGCGGGAAGTTCTTTCTTGCAAGGAGAATCGACCAGCGCCATTGCAGCACGAATTGCCGCGTGAGAGAGCACCAGTCTTCGGATGAATTCAAAGAGAAGCGGCGAATATACGACCGGCGGCATTACGCTAAGAAGACTGGGAGGATGATGGGGTGAGAGATGAGCCAAGGAAAGTTCTGGGCGAGCGTAAATGAAGAGAGACGAGACATCGACATCCAGGGGGGATGCTCAGTTGACTGGTCGCCAGTCGATTCTGAAACCGTTCTTGTACTCGGCCTCAGCCATGTACGCGCGGCTGATAACATCGAAATCCAATACGACTTCACTCGTGACGGATGGGTAATTTTCCGCACTGTTACGGTGGGATGGACGGAACCAACCGCAGAGAAACACTACATCGAAGGTATCGAGAAGCGCAAGGAATTGGCGTTCATTCCTTCATGGGACGAGGAGCAAGCCGATGAGCCTGCCTGAAAATACAACCAAGAACGCCGCTCCGACTCCGGTCTGCATGTGCGGCCAGCAGATGACGCATCGGGTGTGGGTTGAGTTTGACCTCCAAGGAGGCACGCGCACGGCATACGGTGTGTCCTGCTCGACGGACGGATGCCCCGGAAACTTCCCGCAAGTTTGGGAGAGGATTATGGAGAAGGGCAAAATAAAGACCGACGATATCACGGAATCGGAATGGCGCGGGGTTCGTTATTGCATTCAAGAGTCTTACGTCAAGCCAAGCACCGAGTATCCGATGGGCAGCTATCTGTACAAGATCGAAGGTGAGGTTCGGATTGCTACCGGAATCTATGAGAAGGAATTTCCCGGCCATCCGTCGCCATACTTTCACGGAGGTCCTCCTTTTGTGGTGTTTGATTCTTTAGATTCCCCATGGGAGATCGACGAGGAAATCAATGGCAAAGCTGAAGCCTGATGAGAAGCGCGTCCGGTTGTCCTTCCAGCGCCCTGACGACCTGAAACTGTTCGCTCTGCTCGAAAAGGAAGCGTACCGCTGCCGCTGGAACGTGCCCACGTTCATTCTCGCCAGCTTGCAGGATGCGTTCAAGGACCGGATTGAGGAAGAGGAAGTGTCGGCCATCGCGGAGGAGGCTGCGCGGAAGGTGCGGGAGAGGGCGATAACGGTTGGGACCGCCCCTAAACAAGAACCTCCATTTTTCGACGATAATCCGAACAGTAGTCCAGTAGCGAGTTACGTCTGGAAGAATCCGGCAGAAACGGAAGCTCCCAAGCCAACGCCGGTATCAATGGACGTAGCTATGGCCCAGGCGGAGGCTCAGATCGCCGCGCTCAACCCGCCGGGGATGAAGCTCAAGAGGGGGAAGGTTCCCACACCAGAAATGCCAAAGGAGAAGTGATGAGGTCAACTATACGGCAACGTCTAAGGTCATCTGCACGGCGTAAGTGGGCGATCAACGTCCTGTCAAATATGTATCCGTCGAAGTTCCGCCAGTGCGGGATGACCAAAACTATCAACTCTCAGGTGTCTTCTGCGGTTAGGATTTTAAGTAAGAAGGAGAGGTTCCGCTGAGCGCATACATGCTTTACGGCGTCTCAGAGAACTCATTGAAGAACCGTATCCTTTTGGCGGTACAGATGTGCCAAGTCCGACAACTCCAACTCGGTAGGACTCCAACACAGAGCGCTCCACGGGCAAGCCCCGAACACGGAATCGCAGCTACTACGGCGCATCGGCGAATCAGCCGTTGCGCTTTCCATTTGCGGCAGAATCTTGAGAATGTCATGCTTTGCCTGCACGATTCGGTGATCGTCGTCCCGGTACGGTACGCGGTGAGTGCGGATCAGGTCGTCCAAAACTTCGTCCTTCTCCATGCGGTCAACCCACGTCTCGGCGCTGATGTCGGTAACCTCGCGCCAGACCTCGCGCCAGCCGGAAGTGAATCCAGACTCTTTGCCGGACTTGCGCCGCGCAAACCGGAGAGCCGACTTCTGGACCGGATGCTGGAAGCAGCGCGTCCAGTGGGAATGGCGTCTTCCGGCCCTCTGAGCGCCTACTACGACGGCGGTGAGGATAATGTCCTTCCCAAGCGCCACAAGCTCGCCGACGGTGCCCCATGAGTGCGCGTAGCCCCTCAGAGCGTCGTCGTCCAGGCTCGCCATGAGCAGGATGCGGTGCAGGCCGTGTTTAGACTCAAACAGGTTGGATTGCCACTGGTGCTTGCCGAACGGAACCGTCTCCAGACGCTTGAACTGGCCAAAGCGCCGGGTGAGCGCCAGGGACACGACCTCGGACAAGAAGCCGATGTGCCGAACGGACGAGATTGCCGCCAGTTGGCCGGATTCCACGTCCTTGACCGCCGTGATTGCCCGGATGGCGTCCAGAGCGTTGCCGGTGACGCCGCCCTCAACACCGGCGTAAAGCAGCCCCATTGTGCTGATCGTGCGCGTCTCGTGGGTGCGCTCAAGAGCACACCTACGCGGGCAGCGGTCCCATACATCCAGGGCGTGAGCGGAGAGAGTCATTTCAGGAAGTCGGAAACCTTCTTCTTCGGAGCGGTAGAGCCAACCGCTGCGCCGATGCCAATGGCTTGCAGAACTCGCGGGTCAACCTTAACGCCTTGCGCTTGGGCTTCCTGTGCTATCTGCTTAAAGGCACCGCGCATTTCCATAGGAATCTCTGAAATTTGCTTTGCTGTCGGATCAGTCAGGAACTTTATCACTCCTGGCTGTTCCAATAGTTTCGCGTACCCCTGTTTTCCAAGTCCGTAAATAGCCCTGGCTGCAACGTCTATAGCTACTCTGCTCCAGTTACCTTCAAGTCCGCTACGGATAATATCGTAGGCGGCAATAGCACTCACGAACGGGGAATGAGAACTAGCAATTCTCTGGGATTCGACGCTTAATTGTTCCTTGTTGGCCGTGCTCATTTCCTCCTCGCCGATATTCTTTAGAGGCTTGGGGTTTACGGGCGGATGGTTCTCGATTGGAGAGGGGCTGGGCTGACGGGTAACTTCCGCCTGAGCTTCCTCCACGGGCTTCAGTATTTCCCTAATAGGGCGAGTTTTGGGAAGCGAATCCGATCCCGTCCGAAGATTCTCAATGTGCTTAAATAGACCCGGCAAACGCGAGTCGAAAGATCCAAGCAACCTGATTCGATTCGCCTGCTCATCTGCCGAAGCTAAGTCTTTCGAGGCAGTTTCCACGGCCCCCGATGCCGCATCCGATGGATTCAGGGGTTTTCCGAACGTCTGCTTCATTCTCCGCCAGTAATCTCTCGCCTTCGTGAGTTGTGCCCCTTGTCCATTGCCATCTGCGATACGTTGCATCTCCTTACCGATGGCTTCGTGGAGAACATCATAAGCCTGGTACAAGTCTCCAGGAAGAGTTCCTTTCGTCAATTCTCTTCCAAGGCGAGAATAGTCACCCTGCAAATCATCGTATGTCGGAGGACGCTCCCTGTACGTCTTTTGCATATCTTTTAAAATGGTCGGTTCTTGAGTTGATCCGCGCAGACTCGACTCGGCCTCTCCCATAGCGCCAGTCACAATAACGTCATCAGCTTCGATGTCTTTCAATTCTTCATTTACGGTGTCGTATTTCTCGTTGCCAACGTCAAGAGCCTTCTCTCTAGCCGTTTCCACTCCGGCGCGAAGATTGCTCCACGCCTGTTTCAACTTGGCCGTGACTGCGGGAATTTTCGCCTGCTTAATAATCTCCGTATTCGCCTTGTCTTTCGCAGACTCTACCTTTCCTTGTATCGCAGACTTCTTTCTCGCATATTCCGCCGACTCTTTCCGTCTAAGCCGTTCCTCCTTCGCCCGCTTTCCCTCAAATTCTTCAAGTTGTTTCTGGTTGGCGTCAGATATCGACTCATTCTCAGCCGTAGTTTTTTTGACCAAATCACGAACTACGTTCTTCCCTGGTCCAAGTGCTTCTCGAACATTCCTTTTAAGCGTTTTCGATACCGGAGGAACTACTTTTTCCACCGCTTTAGGAATCCCTGCTATCGTCGCGCCTTCTGCGACCGCTCCCGCCGTCTGCGGAGCCGCCTTGGCATACCCCGGCCCTGCCTCTTCTGCCTTGCGTATGATCCCGCCCACGATGGGAAGATTCTCGCCATATGTAAGAGCCTGTCCGGCAATGCCCTCACCACTCCGCGCCGAAGCCTGACGAGCGCCCTCGGCATTCATCCAACCTGATTCGATGTCAGCGGGGGTATTGTAGATTATCCGCCCCACTGGCCCCATTTTAACTTCCTGTTCGCGCGTAGCTCCCGCCGTGTCGTGTGGAGTCATAAGTTGCTTCGGCAACCCGGCGATACCGCTCAATACTCTCCCTACCCCTCCGCCAATTTCCCCCGCGTAGGTTGGTTTTTTTGTCTCAGGTTGCGTCGGGAACGTCGGGGGCTGAGTATTAGATGGAGATGGAGTTTCTACATCGCCCGATGACAAATTCATAGGGTCTTCAACGTCCCCCGATGATATGTCTAGTGGTGCGGTCGGTTTCGTTGGGCCAGCCATTATGGGATTACCTCTTTGCCCTGCGCTTGCGCTTGCTGCGCGGCTACATTTACGTCTTTCCCAGGGTTCGCCGCTGCGTACTTACTCTTTGACCATTTCTTTTTCGGCGCACCCGTCTTTGGCTTAATTAAATCGCCAACAGGACTGGCTCCAGTCTGAGGAATCGGACCAGTTCCGCGACCTTGAATTATTTCCGCTGCCTTATCCATCTGGTCAATACCTGCGATAGCCGCTGCTGGATTCGTGAGGTTTTTGCCCACTACATCATAAATTCCTTGTAGAGCCGCCTCGGAACGACCACCAAACACGCCTGCCAAGTGGTCAGCCGCAATTCGCGCCCCAGACCTGAATCGCTGAGCGTCTGGGTCTTGCGAACCAACCCACTGCTCAAAGTTTGTGAGGCGTCCAGCAATAGGGCCAAATAGATCATGGCGGCTCGTCAAAATAGACTTCATTGTTTTAAGTTGCTCACGAGCACTCATCGCCAAGTCTGCGCGTCCACGCTCCGCCCCGGTCGGCATCTGGAGCCGGTAGTCAATAGACCCCTTCCCTTGGGCGCGTGTCCTGGTTGCTTCAGGGATGGTTTCGTAAATCGTTTCGGTCGGAGAATTTGGATTAACAACCTCAACAGCCCGAAGTGATGGGGCTACCTGAGCATAATTCGGAGCTGGCTCAAAACTAGGGATCGGCTGCTGAGTTTGCGGGTCAATCCATCCGGTAGCAGTTAGTAATCCCCATGCAGGTCTGCCGTTGACAGTTCCCACCTTTGGCTGTCCAGGTTTGGGAGCAGGAGCCGTGTAGTTCTCAATTTCTTTGTTTATGATGTTTCCTTGAGCGTCCGCCATCGGCTGATACCACTTCTTGTCTGGAGCTTGGAATGGATGAACACCGGGCAACGCCTTCTCTGTACCAACGGGAGGAGTGTAGTTCTCCACTATCTCATTTACGATTTTCCCCGTTCCATCGTACATCGGCTGGTAGTATTGGCCGTCCGGACCCTTGAATGGATGAATTCCGGGAACCGGATGAACTCCACGCTTACCTCCAGACAGCTTCTCGTCCGCAGCCGCCGTGCCGCCTTCTGGAGTCGCGTCCCCCGAATACTTCACACTGGGCTGCTGGTACGTCGCTCCGCCCTTAAGAAGATGCTGCCAAATCGACGGCTCCTTCTTTGGCGCTCCGAGCGACTGGTACTCCTGATTGAGTTGCGTGCGCTTCTCTGGCGTAAGGGTTCCGTACTGCTGATCGAGAGCCAACTGGTTCTCAAGGAACTTGGCTCGTCTCGCTACCACTTCATCCTGAGCCTTTTGCTTCTGCTGGCGCTTCTCTTTCTGCATCTCCGGCAGTTCGCCGGACTCTTCTTCGGCCACGGCCTTGCCAATCGGCTCAAGCACAGTTCCGGCCACGCGGCCCGCCTTCGCCAGACCGCCGCCAACCCCCTTCAAGAAATCGCCAATCGACATACCTCCCCCTAGGAAGTACTACCGTCTAATGCGTAAACGGCCACTTTGCACGCCGCCGACCCGTCAATCCACCATTGCGTTGCGTCCAGGAGGCCGTCCACCGCAACCGCTCCAATGGGTAAGCTAATCGACTGGCCAGCCTGCACGATGAGAGCCGTCTGGTTGCCCAGGCCAGCGATGTTCCCGTAGTTAACGTAAACCTCGCCCGCAACCGTGCTCGACACGCTGAATCCAAGGCTACGGCACTGGAAAGCATAGCTTTTTGTGGTAATGCTCGTGTTGGCGAGAATGTTCTGCGGCGTTCCGACCGAGATGGTGAACTTGCCCAGCGGTGTGATACCGCCAATCGCGCGAGTAACTGTTTGCCATGCCATGATGTTGTCTCCTTAATTTCTAAGCCCACGTCGCAAACGCTTGGTTTTCGAGAGGAGTTCCGGCCTCGACTACATTGGAAGCGGATATACCGCCATCCTCGGCAGGGTTTGCCCCGCCAGCAAACAAGGATGAGGCAATCTCTCCGGCACCCTTGGCGATCCCGCCCACGTCGGCTTGTTCTCTGGCTTGCTCTGCGGTCCTCAGCCTAGCTACGTCATTGATGTTCCCGCTCGCCATTCCGAGGTCTTGCGTTCCGAGGCTTCCGGCGTTTGTCGCCGCGCTCGACTGCAACCCGCCGAGCAGGCTGATGATGTTTCCCCGCCCCGCAGAGTCCAGACTCGCCGCCTTCGCCGCGGTACCCCCAGAACGGTTGCCGAACTCGGCCAGTTGATTCTTGGCCTGCTGTTCGCCCTCCTGCTGCGTTCTGATCTCGGGAGCAAGCGTCTGTGCCGTCTTTGTGGGGTCGCCGGACAGGATGCCGAGGTCGTAGTTCATCGCGGCGGTCGTGCCTTGTTCGCCGATTCCGGTCTCGAATCCGCCAATTTGGTTAAGCTGGTTCTCCTGCGCTTGCGCCGGATCGCCGTTTACCAAGCCCCAGATTCCCGTCGCTAGACTAGTAGCCATGATGCCTCCTTACGTTGCCTGAACCTGCGCCGTTAAAAGACCCGCAGTAAACGTCATGCTTCCTTGCGTGCCGCCGCTTGAAAGTTTCGCCGTGGTTATTGTGACACTCAAACCGGCGATGGGCAATTGCGAAGTCGCAAGGTTCCCGCTGATGTCGGGGAACGACGGTTGCGCCGCGCTGAACACGCCCGTAGCGGCGTTGTATGCCGTCAGGAACTCGTGCAGCACCGCCGTGAACGTCTGCGGTCCAATCGGCAACGTAGCCGCCCAAAAGTTCGTTCCGTCAAAACTCACCAACGCGAAGTATCCGCTTGCCAGCGTCATTGACGCCGCTCCGTTGATCGTCCCCGAGAACGGAGTCAGCGTCACCAACCCCGTCCCCTGGTTTACCGGGATACAGAACCACGGAAAGGAAACCGACGACGTTAGGGTGAACGCAACCGGGGATGCCGAGTTCAAGATGATGAAGGCGCCGTTGTCCGTCTGACCCGTGGAGTAGGACGCCGCCCCCGTCTGGTTGTTTACCGCTCCGATTGCCGCCCCCGCGCTATTGACGACAACGGTCTGAGAGGTCTGGGACACCTGAGTTGCCGTGGTAGCCGCCGCCGTGGACGCAGGAGTAGCCAGCGCCGCCACTTGCCCCTTCAGCGCCTTGATCGCCTGATTCAATGTCACTAGTCCAGCGTCATGTGTCGTCAGTGCCTCTCGGACAGACGGATGTGCCGCATCCACGGGAATCGAGATTGGTAGCCTAAACGACGGTTTGAGTGGAGTTCCCATTATGGCTCGCTCCCTTCGCCGCCGGTCGAATCGGCGAATACGATAACCGGACGCAACTCGCCCTCACTGCCCCAATCCCGAACCTCGACGACGAAGCCTTGCAGGAACACCAGTGCCGTGGGGTCCGTGAAGCTAAACTTGAATTGCAGCAGCTTCCACTTCGCCGGAGAGAAGCTGGAGTAGAACTTTGTCAGTGCCCCGCCGGTCGATGGCAAGGTGACGGGGTTCGGCGCATAGCTACCGTTTCCTTCGTCGGCCACGATGGGCGTGAGCGTGATCGCGGCATTGCTGCTGTACTCGACCGTGAAATCGGGCGCGAACTGGAACCCCTGTCCGCCGATTGCCCCGGTAAGAACGATGCCCTCGGGAGTCTCCGCCCCCGTCGGCTGCAACAGGCGAACGGTGCCGTCAGCGCAGCCCGCCAGCACGCCCTGTACGCTCTCTCCCGAGTCGGAAGCGTGACAAGTGATCGCAGGCGTGATTGCGTCCCAAATCCAGCCCATAGACTCGATATCGAAAACAAGAGTGTGAGGGTTGCCGTCCGCATCGGCGTAATCCCAATACATGAACTGGCCTACCACACTCGCCTGTTGAGCTTGCGGATTCGTGTCATCAGGCGGATAGATCGTCACGCCGCCGCGCGTCACCGCTACCGGAGTGGAGCCTTCATGGGGAAACAGCGAATAGAGAGACTCATCCGTGATTGATCTGGATACCGCTCCGCCCGGAGACACATGCCAGCCATCCTCAACCCGGAAGAAGATCAGACCGCCGCCGGAGACGGCAATGCAGCGCGGAATGTAGAGGCCACGGCTGATGGAGGTCAGCCGGTACGTCCACGTCGTTCCTTCGGCTCCGGTGACGGTTTCCAGCGCGTCAAACTGGTTGGGAGCGATGATTCGCACCCGCAGATTGGAGGCCAGGATTCCGACTCCGCCCGACACCGCGCCGTTTATCAACGGCTCGGAGGGAGAAGTTACGTCCTCCTGGTTGGTGTCGGGAGCGGAATCGAAGTTGTTCCCCTTGGTCCAGTAATCGACTCCGGGACGCAGGGGATCGCCAACGCCGTGCATGACCACGATGTTGTCGGTTGGGCCGAACAGGTACGGCAACGGCTGTGCCGCGAGCTTCGGCTCGGCGATGTTCCAAACTAGAGCAGTCCCGTCTGGCACACCCGGAATCGTCACGATAGACGTGGTGGTTGGGCGAGCGATGAAGACATAGGAAAGCTGCGTAGGCGTGCCAATGGAGATGATGGTTCCGGGGAGCCAGCGCAAGTTGAAGTAGTCGCCGGAGACGCGGGTGATGACCCCGCCAGAGACGGTACAGGTTCCCGAGCGCGGCAAGTCGATGGAAGGAAACGGCTCGAAGTCGTCGTACTGCATGATCGGATTGCCCGCCGCCACGATGTCAGTCAGCGAGTCCGTGATGGCGGTATTCACCCCGCTGCCTTGACCGTCGTCATTCGGCCCGGTCGCAACGTAGGTGAAGTTGGCAAGGCCGGAGTCCTGACGGTAGTAATCCACCTTGTCCACTTGCGGATCGGGAGAATAGAGGCTGGCAACCTGATTGGCGAGCACCGGAGTTACTTCCGGGGTAGATACCGGACTAGGGTTCGACAATGCACCCGTGGGAGACGAGCGGTACTTGTAGGCGTAAGAGACGTTCGTTCGCACCCCAACGGGAAGCGGAGGAATGATCGCCGCTGGCCCGCCCGGAGTTGCCGCGCCCATCAGAAGCAGGATTCGACCGGAGTGATACCAGTAATCGTAGTCCACCTCAATCGGGTAGCCTCCCGCCGCTGGAACGCTGATGCTGAAAGTAGCCGTTCCGCCCACTGGAGCCGCCGCAATCGGGTAGCCTCCGACTACCGTCTTGGTCTGCCCATAGTGGCCGTTGATGGCGCCGCCATTCACCGTAATACCGCCGCCGAACCCAATCATGGCGGCATCGTGAGCGTCTAACGTGAACAGGTAGGTTCCGGGGAGTGGGAAATACAAGTTTCCCACCGCGCAGAAGTTGAAGTTCGCATACTGAGTGTTTCCGTCCTGCCCTTTCAGCGCGGGCGAGTACAAGGGATAGCTACCCGACACCACTTCCTGCGGCGTCAACTGGAACCACGTCATCGGGATGGTGGAGTTGCCGATGCCGGGACCGCTTGGGATGCCCGAGGTAAATGTCGCATCGAAGATGAAGGAGTTTCCGGTCGTAATGACCGCCGCATCGCCGGTGGTGCGAGACGGCCCACTGCCCGTATCTTCGGGATTCTTCCAGATGTACTGCCCGACCGGCCCGGAAGGGGAGGGAGAGTCAGGGTAAATGTAAGCGGTGACATCGCCCATGACCGAGAGCACGGACGGAAGCGCGTTCGTCGTCACCGTCACGCCGATGGCGAACGAGCCGGAGTTCGCGGTGAACGTGTTTCCGGTCGAGTTGATGCCAACCTGAAACGTCTGCGCCCCGTAGGGAACGGTGATCGCCACGCCAATCGAGCCGCCCACGTCAACCACGGCGGGGATGTAGAGCGGCACCACGCCCGCAGCGACTACGTTGCCCGCGCCGTCGCAGAACGCGCCAATGACCACACTCGGATTAGCACTGGCCGGAGTAGTGCCAGAACCATCCTGCTTCATCGTGTAATGTCCGGGATTCGTGGCAGTTGATGACGACGGGCCAGCCGTGGTAGGGGTAGCCGAAGCGTTCCCATTGACCATGGCCGTGCCCGTCAGAGACGTGATGGTGACGGTTGTGGCGTTGGCGACGTTGATAATGTAGGGAGCCGTGCCGTCAAACGGAGCGACCCCGCCCGGTTGACCGACATAAGCATCCGTCTCACCGTAACTGTAGGAATTGTTCGCGCCGCTGTAATTTGTCCACGGGATAGTCGTCGCCAGCAAGGTTCCACTCGTCAGCGCGTCAGTGTTCTTCGTGGTAACAACCGGCGCAAGTTGCGGCTCCTTGATGCCAGTTTTGTAAACCAGGCCGTCAGAGCGGACCTTGAGCATCCCCGAGCAAACAAACGTGGTTGCAGAGTTATTGATCGCAAATTTCGTGGTAATCGTGACATTGCCATCGGCGGCGGAATCTCCAATGTAAACCCAGGGCTGCACGCTGGTATTCGGACGGAAGCCGATGAATGACACCGGATTCCCGCTCAGTCCAACCGCAATCTTGACTCCGTTGCAGTACAGGTTGCCGTTGGAGTCCACGGTGATGAGCGAGTATCCCGATGGCGGTCCATTCGGTGTCGAGTCGTTTAGCCGGAACACGCTCACCACGGAGGACAGCATCGTGTACAGCGCGGTGCCGAGAACGGATCGCAGTCCGAAGCCGGACTTCGCCAGCGCCCGGACGTTCTGGGCAAGCGCGACCAGGCCGCTACGCAAACGGTTGACGGGATGAACAAGGTCTTGGCCTATGAACTTCATTCGGCCCCCTTGATCGTTAACGGCTTCTCCTGCGTGATCGGATGCTCGAACCTGCGATCCATTACCTCGTCTTTATCGCCTGCCGTCAGCAAGTCTGGGCGGAAGATTCCGAGCGCTGCATACTGAGCGTTCTTCGTCCGGCAATACAACTCGAACTGCTCTAGCAATGGCATCGTCAGGGTGAAGTCTTTTCCTCCGGTTTTGAATGTTGCGACATGCTGCGCCCGCGCCAGAATCGCATCCACGCCATCCCGGCTCAACTGTATTTCGTCGGTATCGTTGACCGGAACCGGAGCATTTCCCACCAGCGTCAGAACACTGGACACAATCCCCGAGGTAACGAACGGAGCCAGCGCGACCAAATCCATCCCGCCCACCACAATCGTCGGATCGGTGGCGTTCTGCGTCTGCTCCCAATTCTGCTGTTGCGAGTCCATCTCCGTCACGCCAGGAGTGTCCACCGCGATGCTCGCCACTCGGGCTTCAAGCATCCACGGAAGCATTTGCATGGCCTTCTTGCCGTGCTCATAGACTTGCAGACAGTAGTTTGCCCGCTGCATGTCCCGGCCCTCTGGAGCGCTCGACAGCACGTCGGCAAGAGCGCCGTACATCGCTACCCAGCACCAGTCATCGGGTAATCCTAGGACGGTCGCCGCGGGCGGAGCAAGCGTGGCCCCGGCTTCGCTTACGAGCATGTCCCACGTTCCCGGCTGGTTTGGCGGGCAGGAGCAATCGAACGCCAGCGGAGAGTTGGCGGTAATGAGCCACGAATCCGGCTCTCCCAGCTCGGTTCCCCGTGAAGGATAGAAAGCATTGGCCGTGCCTACATCCTCGCGCCCGAGCGCGTAGGGCGAGCCAAAGGACGTGTTCGAGGGAATCCAGCGAACGCGGTGCAGGCTCAGAGCCGTATCTGGCAGGGATGACCGCATCGAGCCGACTGGCGATGGCTGGAGTAGGTTGACCACGTTGCCCGCGCATTGGAGCAGAAGTTCATCCCGGCGGGACTGGAGCGCCGTTTGCAGCATGGCGATGTTGAACTGGTTCGTTCCCGTCCACGTTCCGCCGCTCATCGGCTCAACCAACATGGCTTGAATTTGGGTATAGAGATCGACATCGGTAACGGTGCGCTGCCGAGGGCTTCCCGCCACGGTCAAGGACTTCCACTTGTCGCCGGGGTTGAAGTCGAGCATGTAGTCGGTAGGAAACAGGAACGTCTTGGCCGAAAGGGCGCGTAGGGACTCGCGGATATATAAGTTCGCCTCCGCCGCCGTGGTGAACACGGCCCCGCTGTCCTGCAAGCGATTCAGGAGTTCCGCCCGCAACTGCCCGAGAGTGATGTAGCTGTAGCTCAATTACGCCCTCTTCTTCTTCGAGATTTTTCGCTCATTTTTGAGTTCAATTGCGATCATCTGTTTGAGAGCCTTGCGTTTACCGTACTTATTTTTTGTTCTCTTAAATGTCTTTCCGTGGCGAAGCTCGTGCAGGTTCTTGCGCTGTGTAGATCGACTGCGACCCCTAAGAAGCGGCATCCTATCCTCCCCACGGCCCAGAAGTCATAGTCCGTGAATTGAAGAACGCCCTGTTTGGAAATCCCCGCATGGCGGCTCTCATATCAATGAGATACGCATCAACCGCGTCCTTATCGAGAAGCCTCAGCGTCTTCATGCGATTCAGAAAGTCAATCTCGGATTCCCTCTTGAGCGCCATGTAGTTCCCGCCGCTGCCCTTCGCCGACATAATATCTTTTCGAGATTCCGCGTCCCGGTAGGCCCACGTCAGCGCCTTCTGAATGACTACATCCTCGCCAATCTGCGTCGGCAGCGTGTCGGAGTTGTTCGCCAGCGGCGGCAGGTCCACAACCGCATACCACTGATACCCGATTTCTGCCGTCGGATACGGGTAAAGTTCATAGAGTTGCTGCCCGAGAGTTGCCGATGCGTTCGGAGTTCCGGCGCCTCTTCGATCAGTTCCCAATGCGAGCAGAGCGTATGGGTTCGACGCAATCTGCCGCGCCGGGTCAACCAGGTCCAGACTTCGCCGCCCAGTCCAAATGTCCATCGACCACTGGTCGAACATGTCGGCTACGGACAGCCATCGCTTGAAGCCAACCGGTGCCGGGATGTACGCCTGATACATCTGATAAGCCACGCCGGAGAACGCCTTGAGCGGGTCGGTGAATAGACGATCCAGCGTCAGCACCACGGCGTTCGGGTTGGTCGAGTCCAGGCCGATGACGCTGTAAACCGAGTAGCCCAGCGCCCGGATTTGCTGCGTCGTCGCCCGCCAATAGAACGGAAGCGCCAGCCATGCCGCAGAAGCCGTAGCGTCACCGGTGACCAGATTACTGCCCAGAGAGAACGTGCATGTGCCAGCTATCGTGATCCCCGGAGTCGAGAAGCTGCCATTCTGGAGTTGAAACGAAAACAGTGAAGAGTCCTGGACGAATTGCCATGCCCTGTTGACGAGCTTCTTGGCGCGGATTCGGCTCAGTGCTGGAACAAGGTCGGCCATCTCACTGAACATGTCGATATAGGCCATCTTCACTCCACGAGAAAAGGGACGGGGCTATTGCCCCGCCCCCCGGTTAAACGCTAAGCCTTGTTACTGGCCGATAGCCGCTAAGCGAACCTTGAAAGTTGACAGGTTCGTTCCCGTCGCGGCTTCCGTTCCGGCAGTCTGAGATTGTCCGCCAACCGTTGCAGTCGTCATCGAGATAAACACCAACTGCCACTGCGTCACTCCGTTATTGAGAGCACGAGCTTCGACACGGAACTTGCACGATTGATCGACGGCTCCGACGAGTGTCCAAATTGTGCTATTCAAGCCAAACGTCGATGGGCTGATCGAGTCGCCGCCCTGAACGTAACTGGACGACCCGGCATAATCGAGAACATTGAATCCCAGCCCGCCGAAGGTTTGAGTCAAACCGACAATCTGACTTGTAGTACCAATTCCCTGTGCCATGCCCCCTCCTTAGTTCGGGAAGCGGAAGATGAAGCCGGGGTAGTAGACAACCGCCGTCGAACTGGTGCTTCCGGCAACGATTCCAATTCCGTTTTTGACACCGGTGGTCGAGATGGTACTCGCGCCCTGGAACTTGCCAATGTGCCCGCTATCCGGGTACACCGCGTTGCCAAGAGCCACCGCCGCCACCGAACCCGTAATGACCTGAGCGCGGCCCGCGCCGACAAAGATCATCGTCCAGTTGCCCGGAGTCGGCCCGTTTGCCAGACCGCCCACCGTCGCCGGGTTGATGAAGATACCGGCAAAGAAGGCGTTCAGGCCAAGGGCGTTCGCCACGTCGCCGGTCGTCACGACCGGGATCGGATACGAGGTTTCGGTATTGGTGCCCTGTGCCGTTCCGCCCGAGTTGAGCAGGAAATAAGCGGCATATCCCTGAGTCGCGTAACCAGCCGTCGCGCCCGAGTCAAGCTGGACGTACTGATACGCGCCGTCGTAGATGGTCGTGCCCGGATAAGCGTAATTCACCGCTTCGTTCGAGCTGAGGATAATGACCTTGCCAGCGTTGAGACCCATCCAGTAGGGATTACCCGCGATGTCAGCCTGCGAACTCTGACTCGTGCTGTTGATCGTGTTGATCGGGCCTGGAAGCCAGATTCCCGGAGTTGTAATTTTTGCCATAATGTCTCCTACAGTGCTACAATAGCACTATGAAAATCAACGTTGATCGACATGCCGTTCAGCAACCTGCCGACGAATCCATAAAACTGATTCCGCTCACTCAGGGACTCAACACAACGGTTGATGCCCACAACTACGACTGGCTCATGCAGTGGAACTGGTTTGCTCAGTGGAACCCGCATACCAAGTCCTACTATGCGGCTAGCAGCATAACGGCTGGCGGTAAGCAGAAGCGCTTCCTCATGCATCGAGAAATCATGCACGTTAGTGATGAATTGCAAGTCGATCACGTCGCCATTGGAGATACCTTGAACAACCGAGAATCCAACCTTCGCATTGCCACCGTATCCCAGAATTGCGCGAATCGCCGCAAACGCTCGGACAACACATCTGGGTACAAGGGCGTAACGTTCTACCAAAGGAACGGAATGTGGATGGCCCAACTCTGCACCAGAATGAACGGATGCCGCCGCAACCGATTCCTGGGATACTTCGATACCCCGGAAGAAGCTGCCGTGGCTTACGATATTGAGTCTATCCGTATTCATGGCGCGTTCGCTCATCTCAACTTTCCGTCTTAGCCCAGGATTCCGTAAACTTGCTGATCTTCGCGCGGCGTCGGGTTGTAGAAGTTCAGGACGTGCCGGAGCCACTGAACGTACAGCATCGGGTTCTCTGGCCAGCGGGCGGGGTCCATAAAGTAGTAGTTCATCGGAGCGCCGTCGGCTTCGCGGTACTTCCACACGTCCGGGGTGATCCAGAACAGCGGCTCTCCGACGATGATCGTGTTCAATGCGCCCGTGGAGCTTTTCTGCGAAGTCGAAGTGAATCCCAGGCTCGGCAACCCAGAGATGGCCTGATTGGTAAGCATCGCGGCGGTCAGAACGAAAGTTCCCGTCTGAATCGCTCCCGGTGATGGCGCGGTGCCGTTGGGAGACTGGAACAGTCCTGAGATGGACGGCTTCGGGGCGCTGGACGGAACGATGTCATCGTAGAAGATCGTCCCTTGCTCCAGCTTCATGCCTTCCCAATTGATGTGCTTGTCGTCCTTGACCAGATACCGCTCCTGGCGCTGGAAGGCGGCGCTGATAGACGAATACCCCAGATACGAGGTCACGCCTAGCTTATCGCCACCGTTCTGAATCGGCGTCAAGTACGTCTTGAGCAACGTCTGGTAATTCGGCGGTGCCGGATTACCATTCTGATCGCCAAGCCAGATAGGAGTCGAATTGAGCGAACTGCTACCGGCGCGGGGCTGACCGCCGTAGGTTGGGAAGTAGTTGCCATCCCACGAGGGAGTCGAGCCGTCATTAAGGGCTTCGGAGATGCCGTTGATCGACGCGGCTCGATTGTCGCTGACTCCCGTACCTGCGGCCTGACCGTGGCGGAACATGTCGCCTTCGATCTGGAAGTCGATGCCTTCCATCATCTGATGGAGGTAGGCTTCGAGCAGAGAGACCTTGGCTTCCGGACCCTTGTTCTGCGCCTCGATCACGAAGTCGTTCACCAACTTGTACTTGGCATACGCCTTCGGCTGGAAGAGGCTCGCAGTGATGATCTGCTCATCGGTGATGGTCATGTCCTCGCCGGGGAAGAAGGCACCGCCGCCCACGCCCTGGTACAACTGAGGAACCTGCATCCCAGCACCGCCACCAAATGGGTCATACGCACCGGAGGCCCGCATGGCGCGCTGGAACGCGGTTCCGATATATGAGTTCTGGTAGATGTAACCGTCAACCAATTCGGCGAGGGTTGTCGCGCTGAGTTCGGGGAACAACGGGGCGAATGCCATGGTTTTGTCTCCTTACTGCTTATTACGCTGCGGACTGTCCAGCGCGAACCTTTTCCAGCGCCCTTTCGCGCCAGTTCTCGTTACGCTCCCGGTGTCCATGCGCCGCCTGCCACGGCTTCTTGCCGTCTGCCGATGCGTCGGAAGCCTTGTATTTGTCGTAGCGGCTTGTCTGGCCGCTTCTCGTGTTCGGATTCGATCCGTGCCGCTCTGCCTGCGTTCTACGATCGGCAGAGATGGCTTCGTCGATTTCCTTTTTCCGCGCTGCCGCTTGAATCTCGGTTCGCTTCGCGGCCACGTTGTTCTTGGCCTCCCAGGCGTTCCGAATGGTGTAATTTTGGTTTCCGAGAAGGCGCTGGCGATTGGTTTCAGCGACCAGTTCATCGGTTCCGCCAAGCGGCTTGCCAAACAACTCGAAGTGCTCCGCGTTAAGGTTCTGAAGAGTAATCAGCGTGTTCGACTGAGCATTGCTGAAGCGGTTCAAATCTTCGCGGGTCAGGCTGTTCGGATCGGGAGAGCCGGGAGCGCGAGGTGGAACAGTGGGAGTGGGAGCAATTGCGGGCGCCTCATCCTCAAGGATGATGCCGTACTCTTTGGCCTTGGACAGCTTCGCGCGGAGCGCGGCCAGTTCGCCTTCCTTGGCGAGAGCGTCCTGCGCCGTGCTTCTCATGGCCGGAACAAACTCGTTGTTATAGCGGGTAGTGAACTGCTCCAATTCGCCTCTTGCTGTCGCTGCCTCGGTGGTAAGTTTTTCGTTGGCGCTGATTACCTTCTTGAGCATGGCCTTGAACTTGCCATCCCCAAGAATGGTTTCATACGTCTTGAGTTCGTCGTCGGTGAGTCCCGATTCCCGTTTGAGCCATTCGAGTTCGTTCATTGTGTTTCCTCCTCAAAGTCTCGTCAGGATTACCGGGGAGGCGCGGCCACTTGCTGAGGACTGGACGCAGCCGCAGCCGATGACTGAATCATCTGCAACCCCTTCAACATCATCTGGATTCCCTGCTGACCGTTGGGGAACTCTTTAGCGAGTCCCTGAATCGCCTGGCCGAGCATTGCCAGTTTGATAACAGGCGAAGCGCCGCCCGAAGACGGCGCTCCTTCCTGTTGAGGAGGTTGCTGCGTTACGGCGGTGGGGAACGTGCCCATGATTAGGCGCGCTTCCGTCCGCGACCGCGCTTGTGACCACCCTTGCCCTTATGGCCCTTATGGCCGAGGTGCGGCCCCATCACGGTCAGCTTTTTACGACCCCTGCGCTTAGACATTGATTTTCTCCAGTGTTCGATGTGCCGGAGGGGCTGCTTATCCTTCTCAGGGAAGCGGTAATCCTTGACTGATTTGACGCTAGCGCCAATGATTTTTCGCGTCAAGCATGTTTGGGTAGTGTTTATGAAAGAAAAGAAAAGCCCGCCGGGGAGGCGGGCTGGTTGCTACTCTTCTCTGATCGTGATGTCCTGCCGTTGAACTGGCTCATCGAAGACAATCGAGGCTATGCATCCGCCGCCGCCAAACTGCACGGTCATCTTCCCTGGCTGCTTGTTTTCGTGGACGCAATCGAACGCCTCAACAAGAAACTCCCGGCCTCCATCCTTGGGCTTGCTGTCCGGGGTGAATGCGTGATGGTGATTTGCTTCCGTTGTCGTTTTGATATGCACTGATTGTCTCCTCTACGCCGTTTTCACGACTGCCCTGCCGCCGCCCGATGGACCCTTTTGTCCCAGCGTTGGCGATTTCTTGTTGGATGGTGGATGTCCCGCTCCGGGCTGCCCTGGCTTCGGGCCGGGCTTCGCCGGTCCCTGTTCCATATCTCCAAGTCCGAGCGCCTGAGCTAGTTTGGCAATCTCGGCCTTTTCGGTAAGCTGTTCCTTGGCCCAATTGAAAACCTTCTCCTTGATCGTCGATCCTTCGATACTCCCCCAATTGGGAAGGTCGAATTGTCCTGCAATCGTCTCCGGGTCAACTGGAACGCCCTTGCCGAGCAAGGCCAAGAGATTTAGTTTCTGCTTTGACTGCGCGATGTAGTGCATCGAGTGAGGCGTGATGTACTCGCGGACGTTGCGCTCGAAGTTCTTCGCTCTTGTAATCTGGTCCACGTTCGATGCGACCGGATTCCCCTGATCGTCCACGGTCTGCTCTCCCGGCATGTGCGAGGGGATTACCATGTCCGGCGCGTAATCGAACACTGAAGGCGCGATTCCGTCTGTGCCAAGGTAATCCATTAGTGTCCGCGTGGGAAGAAACTGGATAATGAGTGATTTGACCATTCTTGCCAAGTCCCTGAATCCAATCTCCATGCTCCGGGACGCGCCCATGACGGTCGGGCCTTCCGCTTCCAGCAACTTCTCCGGGTCGGAGATGTTGCCGCGGAGCTTCTCCAGCGATTTTACCTGGTCGAGTCCAAGCTGGCGTGAGATAGACGCTTGCAGGAACTCAACTACCTTCATCAACCACTCGGGCACGTTGTAACACCATTCCGGCATCGGAGGCTTGAGAACGGGTTCCTTAACGTCTCCGTCAATGCCCCAGGTCGCATCGGGATCGAACGGGTCCATCGCTTCCACTTGCCGGGAGGTTAGCTTGCCTTCCTTGCCGCCGGAGGAAATGTCGGTGTTGTAAACCTTGCCCGGCTTCGCTCTCGCCATCGCCACGCGGTAGATGGACCGCACCAGATCGTCGATAGCGTCCTGCGTCCCAGCCGTCCCGCTGAACAGGGAGTATCCAGTATCTTCCCATGCCCACTTTTTTAGGTAGAACGGAACGAGCGGCACCATCCCGTGAAAGTCAAATCCCGGCCCGTCGTACATAAGGGCCAAGTCCGAGGAGATCATTAAACGCCTTCGCGGATACACCCGGCAGTCGTCCTCCGTCGCCGCCCGCGTAATCGTGCGCCCGCCCTCGAAGCGCGTAATCTGCTGGCCGACATAGGGAACCTTGTAGCTCCAGCTTGTGTCTTTCTGGCCCATCTCTATCTCTTTACCGATGGGATTGCCGTCGCGGTCGAGAACCGGGTTTCCCTTTTCGTCCACCTCGCCATAGTTGATTCTCACATCCAGGATGTAGGTGTAATAGACATCCACATATTGCTCAAGCTGGCCGTCGATCTTGTGCATCCGCCAGCGGTTGTTATCGTAGGCTCTCCGCGCGTCTCCGCCCTTAGTGCGCCCGTACTTCTTTTTGGCAAACGGTTTCAGGAAGGCTTGGAACTCCGGGAAGCGGGCGTGGGCTTCGGCCACTCCCATCGGGATCGCCAAGGTGACGATGTAGGCGTTCTGATAGTTTCCGCCGCGCGGCAGTTGGATTGGGAGAACGTCGGGTTGGCCCAGCGCCATGAACTTGAACACTCCATCTCCAGACCCGAACATGTCGCGCGAGAAAAATGGATAGATGAATCCCCCGCCGGATATAGCCGCGAAGTCAAGAGCTTCTTTGATGGCGCGATCCACGAAATACTCCATATAGATCGACTTCGCCACCTTGGTCATCATGTTGCAGTATTCGAGAAACGCCTTGTTGTCGGTCGAGTATCCCCAATACGGGCGGATGTCGGCCAGCGTCTCGACAATCTCCAGCACGTCGCGCATCAGGTCGCCAGTGGTGAAATTGGCCCACTTGCCGGACAGCGTTCCGCCTGTCTTACCGGCAAGAATGTCCATCGCCTTCTGCAAGGAGTCCCGGTTGCAGTTATCCTCCTGCCACCGGATTCCCTGTTCGATGCACCGCTTGAGAAAGCCGAATTTCTGATCGTCTGGAGCCTCGAATACCGGACACTGCCACGAAGTCTCTCGTTCTCCCATTTCAGTTCACCTTTGTCCGTGCGCCTTCAAGCGGAGCCTCGGACTCTTCCATCGCGCTCACTCCATACTTGGTATTCTTTTGCGCCTCGAAATCGCGCTCGTTCATCAGTCTCAGCGACTCCCGGATGAACGCCTTCTCCCATTCACTTGTCTCTACGGACAGAAGACGTTGATTTAGACGGGAACGAAGCTCCTCGTAGTAGGCGCGCCCCCTAGACCAGAGTTTCTCTATTTCCTTTTCGTTCCTCTCCCGCTCCTGCTCGTGAATCTTCCGGAACACGTGATCCATTTCCGATGGCTGGTTCGTCTTGTGGCGATTGAACCCAGGCCGGTACGGGGAAATAGGAGACGTGATGACAACCTGCTTGGTTACGGGGTTCTCGTCAAAGTAGAGAATTTCCTTGCCGTTCTCGCGCGACCAATCGCTGCCTTGCTTTGCTCCGCTCTGAATAATCACGCTCATTGCGCTCCCATCATTTCATCGTGGTTGGAGTTGATGCCCACGGGATACGAGTAGTTTACTTCCAATTCCTTTTCATCGCCTTCAAATTTGTTCATCACGCGCCTGCTCATGCTCTCCGTGTCGTTCAGGATCACATAGGCGATTCCCGCCCCGAAAATGCGGTCGTCGCGCTTGCCGTTCTGGTGATCCCACTTCGTCTTTCCTTGTTCCGTCATGTCGATCTGGAACGCGGGCATCTCGTGTTTCAATAGAAAGGGGTCGTTCAGCTTGAGCCAGTGATTCTCAACCGCCGTCTTGAACAGCGACAGCATGAAGTTCCGGCTCCACTCGGTTGTGTACCAGCCCATGCGTTTCGACTTCTTCTTATCGGCCTCCGGGTTTTTTCCATCCAGCCGGTTGAAGTGATACAGGTTTCGCTTGTTGAACCCCATCGAAAGCATCTGAATCTGCGGCGTGTCGCCCAATCCGTACACCTGTTCGATTCCGACCATAGGCTCCAGTCCCTCGGGCATCTCCGACTTGTAGAGCGACACCAGCGCCATGATGTAGGGATGAATGAGCGACGGGTCAACCTTATTGCTCCAGAAAGCCGCCGCCTGAAAGTCCGGCTCGTTGCTGTATTTGGCTTTGGCGTTCACGGATATGTAGGTGCCGTCATTGCCAGTTCCACCCGAGTTGTCGATTCCGATACCGTAGGTGTAGCCCTTCTCCGGCCACTTGAAGATTAGCAACTTGCGCTCGGCGTTGAACAGGTCGATCCCATTCTCCTTGGGTTGCTTGAGCGGCACGAACTCCCACCAGAACGTCTTTTCTATCCGTCCTCGAAGGTCGGTGATGTGCCCGTCGTAGCAGACTTGAAACCGCTCCGCCTCGTAGTCGATCTCGCTATCGTCGGGGTAATCCCGCTCCTGGACCTGCTCACCGATGATCGACCAGACAGAATATGGAGCGCGGCTCTGATCCTGCTTCGTGATCTCATGCTGGTTGAATACGAGGTCTTTCTTAGGGCGCAGGGCTTCGATATCGTTCAACGGGCGTTCCTGGTAAAACGAGTTTTCTTCTCCCTTGCGTCTCGCCTCTAAAAGCTCTTGCTGCCAGTAGTAGGATTGAAAGTCCGGCATCCTCCAGTCGTCGCCATAGTATTTGCGAAGCAGAGGAGTTTGGTGAACGTATTCCGCCGCCTCGGCCATCATGCGGCGCGCGTCCGCCATCGGAGTCCAATCCCCCGGAACCGGGTGTTCCCTTCTCCATGCCGGAGGCGGGAATAGGTCAACCGCGATGAACCATGGGAAGAACACCGGCTGAAGCCGCGCTCCACCGCTGGCCCAATAGTCGCGGCTGGAGTACCACGTCCGCGCCCACCAGTCCGTATTTCCGTTGCCGGTGGATTCAAATATCCCGAACGTGTTTTCGGTTGGATGGACGGACTGGAAGAACGACTTCTCGATTACTTCCGAAGCGTTAGGGAAATTCGACGCCTCGGAAATATGATAGACGTTAGGCGTGTCGCCGCGAGCGATTCCAGCCGCCTTTTTGCCGCTGTACATCGTCAATCTGGAGTTTGTCGCGGCAAATGCCTTCAGGCTTCCGGCGCGGTCGCTGGTTGGATTCGCCGCCATCCACGATGGCATTTCGTTGAAAGCGAGCTCCATCATGCCGCCCATGCGCTCGCAGGCATCCTGGTCATAGGACGCGATAGCCGCTCGGACTCCGATACCGAAGTTCACCTTCTTGGTGATGGCCAATTCGACGATTGTCGAGATGCCCTGCTGGCGAGCCTTCAATACCTGCATCTCGATGGGAAGCTCGGACTCTTCGCGTTCGGCCCACAAGTCGATTAGCATGGACTGGCTGTGGCGCGGCTTGAACCGCTTAAGCACGCCGTCATCGTTGATGAAGGCGTAGTTGTCCAGCCAGTAGCGGTCGTCGCAGGCGCATATCTGGTACTCGTTGTTGATCCACGCCAGCTCATCCTTCCCTAAATCGTCTTCCGGGTGCCCCCCGTTCAACTCTTTCTTTTTCGATATAGCGTTGAAGTGGGAGTTGAAGGATTCGATCTGCGAGAGGCTATGGTACTCGGGAATCCACAATTCTCCTTCCGTCCGGGAGGAGTTCTCGGAAAGAGCTTGCAACTGCGCCGTAGCTAGTTTCTTAGAAAACATCGTCTATTTGATCTCGGACAGTCGTATTGCAATAGCCTCTTTTCGGGTTGCTGCGACACGGCATCCTGGGTAGCAATCCCACCAAAGGTTTCCATTGAGTGCATATCCCTCGCCATTCGGGTAAAACGGGTGACGACCGGGATGACTGTGTTGCTCTCGAATTGTAGCCTTTACGATAGCGCACCCTCTCCCAGAAGGTCCGTGCCCTCTATCTTTGACCCATACCGTATCTCCAATTTTGAAACGAAAGTCAGTCATCGCTCGAATACCGTGGTTTTGTGCCGCTGGAGGTGAAAGTTGTCGTCATGGGCCGATTTCCCGGCCTCTAGCTGCTTCGGGTTCGTGATGGCAATGATTTCCTTCAGACGATCCTCCGGGTATTTCCACTCGTGTCCGCCTTCCGTGATTT